CATTGACTCACCTTTGTAGGAACCTTGCGATTTCTCAGCAATCTTTTCAGGAGTATATACCTTTGAAACCATCTGAGAAACCTTGTTTGTGAACTTGTTAGCTGCTTTAATGTAAATTTTCATGAGAGTATCTCCTTATAATGATTGTTATTTATAATAACGATTCTTAACAAAATAAATAAAGGTTAGATAAACTAACCTTCTCTGCATTTGTTGTTAAATTCAATTAGTTCTTTTAGCAATTCCGCATTGTATTCTTCGGCTATCGCCTTTACATCTTTATTTAGACAATGGCTGTCCCAATAAGGTTTATCTCGATATACAAAAGTATGAGAGGGATTTACTCGAGGGTCAAGTATGAATAATTCTCGAAGTTCCTCGTAGTTAACTCCTGCGGATTCTGCAATTCGATAGAACTGATTGCAGAAAGAAACCTTCATAGCTAAATAAGAGTTCTCCATATACTTGACCAACTCAGCAGTTTTAGAATCTGTAATACGAAATTGGTGTGAAGCATCATAAACTTGTTGGAGTATCTGAATAGCTTTTATGCAATCTGTTTTGAAGCCTCCAAGGATAGTGAAGTTGAAATTAGAATTGTTGCAGTGTTGTGTATTTCCATAGTATTCAGGACTAAAAACAATGTGCTTACCAGTTTCTCGCCTAAGCATCTCAGTCGTTCCAGGCAATACTGTGCTTTTAATAACAAATAATTCTGCATCATTCTCTATCAAAGCATTTCTTACTTCGGAAATGTCGCAAGTGTCATCAACAGTCAAAGGAGTATCTACGCAGATAAATGCTAAATCGTAATGCTTATCTTCTTTCTCCTTAAAGTTTTCTTTATACTTATCATAAACATAAACAGATACTCGACCTTCAATTGTTGGAGGTTCTGGAAGTAATCTTCTTGCTACATTAGTACCAACAACACCGATACCTACAACTAAGATATTAGGTTTCTTCATCATTCAAGCTCCTCTATATGCGTTATCCATTCGTCAAAAGTAAAGTGTTCGAGCAATACACCTTCATCAAGTACTCGCCGTTTGACACCACTTATTATACGATACCGCATTTCAGGGCTTAATCTACTGAATAACTCTTTGTGTTCTTTATAATACTGTTTAAAACATTTCTCTGTTTCATAACGATACTTAGAATTCATCGGGTCAAGCCATATTGGTTTATTTAACATATAGTAGGTGTTATATATAAGTAATCCGGTATGATACTTGGCGTTATCTAACATACGTCTTTCTAAAAAATCTCGCACTAAGTAATTGTTAGAATATATCATTCGAGTATATGTTTTCAAAACATAAAGTTTATCGGACCTACAAATAGAGTTATCACGCCATTTCCATAAATAGATGGGAATATTGCAATATTCTCTAACTTTAGCAGTAGCTAGTGCTAAAACATTATAAGAACCGTCTTCATGGTACTTGATATCAGAATACCAAACTATCTTATTATCAATAAGGTGCCTACGCCTGTAAACTTTACCATGAATGAATCTATCGTCTTTATTGTGTGTTATATATCTGTATGTTCCATACTTAGTATCTTGTGCTTCTTCTATAAACGAGCACACAAGTGCATCAAACCCTTTAGTAATAAAAGAAAATATACCGTAAAGGCCGAGTGCATTCATAAACATATCATCAGCATCGCAAAACATAACATAATCGGCAGTTGCTTCTTCAAAAAGCTTCTGTCGAGTTCCTGCAGGGCTAGAATGTTCGTATTGGAAATACTTTACGGAAAAGGAATAGCTGTTGATAAAATCTTCTGACAACTTAATGTCTGAACCATCGTTTCCGATTAAAACCTCAATGTCGTCAAAATTTATGCCCTTCTGAATTGCTATACTATCTAGCATATTCTTGACAACAGAATTATCCTCATTATATTGAGGAATAAGTAATTGTAATTTCATTTATGGCCTCCTTAAAGGTTTTAAGTAAGTACCTAGTATAAGATATTAATGGGTGTTGATATAAGAGATTAAATCCCCTAAAGTAACATATTCAGGTCCCCAAGTATTATCTTCATCATCAAATACGTTTAAAACAATACGAGTATTATCAGATAAGTCATAGTAGTTTGGCATTCTAGAATACAAGCTACTAACATTATGTAGGAAATAATGGCTATCTACACCTATATGATGTGTACTAATATATTCACTGATATATTCGGTAAGATATGTATCTAAAGCGTCATGAGATGTACCAAAATATTCGCTAAGATAGTCGTTTACAGGAGTCTGTGGATAGCTGTCAAAATATTCGCTAAAGTAATCAGACCCTTCGACACGTACAACCTCACCTTCATGGCTTGTATCAAACATTACAAATTCATAGTCTGTCACATCATAACTTTGTGAAGGACATTTATAAATAGCACTGTTTAGATTAAAAGAATGGTGTTGGATATACGAATCAAAGTTATGGTATTGACCTTCTGAATTTATTCCGAAGTTTAAGTAATTACTAACCATATCATAACCGTCGACTATAAATGTCGAAGTATTGTTATGGCTGTTAGCTAAAAGCTTAGGACTTTGCGAATATTCTGATAAATATGGAAAATCAGCAATAGCTTTATACTTATTATGTTTGCTGTTATCTGACATAGCCTACCTCTTAATAATTATATTGAAGTTCAATACTCTTCTCATAATCGCCTGTCTTCTTATAATAATCTAACTGTGCTCTTAAGTTGTCCATACTATCTGATTCAAAGCGACGTGTTTCTCTTGTAGTTTGTCCATATTCAGTGTCGAACGGAGGAACATATACTCTTAGTGTGATTTCAATAGCAGGCTCACCCCAACTCATTGTTCTATCAATACTAAAATAATCAGATATTCGTTTAACCCAGTATGGAAGTGAATTAAAGCAGCGTTTAGATTGCTTGTCCCAGAAACGCATAGACTTCTCTTCAGGCAATGAAGCGTCATTAGCGTTAGCCATATCAGTTAAAAATTTATTGCCTTCGCAGAAATCTGCAATCATTGAAATAAGATGATTCTGAATATAATCATAGAACTTAATATAGAATGCTTTATCAAAGTATGCATTTATTTGGTCGACTGACTGAGTAGGTTTAAATGCAACAGAAAATTTGACCTCTATACCTTTGAAGTCAGATTTAACTCCAGGTATCCTCAACCAAATAGTTGCCCAATAAGTAAATGTATATCCATTTAACTGGACTTTTTTAGTTTCAAGAGTAATTGAAAAATCTACACCATACTCATCTGCAAGCTTCTTGAGTTTCTTACTGTGGTCTATAATTTTATCGAATACAGAATTAGCATAAGCGGTCCAATATTCAAAATCTTTATTGACCCATTCTTTAAGATAATCACCTACATTAGTGATATCGTCTGCTTTAATGCCAGATTCTACGACCCAATAGCCCATTACAATATAATCAGTAGAATTCCAGCTATCGTAGATTCTATCATTAATTACGCAAACAAGATGGTTAGTCCTACCAGATTTACCATCAGCACTACACCAAATAATGTAAGTTCCTGAATGAGTATCTGCAAACTGTCCGACAGTAATCTTTTCTTCAGGAGTGATAATGTCACCACCGCCAAGCTCTTTAATTACTTTGATGCAATTGGAGTGGCTATTATAATGCCAACCCTTTCTCCAATTCTCTTTTGCAGAATCATTAAGTGCTTTTCTAGCCTTAGAGTAGTCCATATTAAACGCAAGGGAGATTGCCCTTGCGGTGCAGTCTCCGGTTCGTGTTCCGCGCACATTTGCGTTGTAGTTAATAACTTTAGATGAAACTACTCTTGCCATTGATATTCCTCAAATATCTCACACTCATCAAAATATTTTATGGACCATAAGTCTACTGCAATATTTACTGCGTTTAATAACGCTTTGTTATCTGTTATCATATCGCTGTACTTGTAAACAGTATCAGCAATTGCATTGTATATTGCGTTATTTAGGTCGTTCTGAAAACTATTATCTCTATCGTTGAATGAGTTAATATGTTTTTTCATATTATGCTTCGTCTGAATATTTAGTAAGGAGGATTCTTGCATTATCTAACACCTCAATATCTTCTGCTGTAAAATATTCAGAAAATTCCATTGGACCTGTAATCATATTCTGAAAATCCCAGATACTATCTGCAGCTTCTTTAGCGGCTCTTTTGCATGAAGCCATGGCATTTTCATAATTAGCTCTAACATACTTTTTCATATCATTTATTCTCCTCTTCTATTTCTTTGATAGATTTTACTTGTTCTGCAACTAAATTTATATCAAATACAATAGCATTGTTGCTTCTTGCTAACCTGCTGAATGTTAAATAAGTATAACCGGCACCATTAATGACTTCAATTACATTGACCATTATGTCACCGATGTTTACTTCGTCTTTGTAATAAATCCAAAGCTCATTGTCATCAATTGCTATTCTAAGAACACCAGAAGTATCTTCTCTACTATTAAGTGTTCCTTTAATTACCTCAGACTCCGATGCAATATCAATTACAGGGCAAACCTTAGTGTCAGCAGTAACCTTGCCATAAATTGCTGTAGACTCTTCAACAGGCTCCTCAGGTTTAGGTTCAGGTGCAGGAGCTTCTCCGCCTTCATCACCTGAAGGTTCTGCAAACAAATCAGGTTCACCTTCCATATCGCTCGGAGGAGCCGAAGGAGCTGAACTATGATGGCTTCCACCAGAATACGAAGGTGAAAATACATTGCTTTCATCAGGAATATCAGAATCAAAAGCACCAACTTCTTCATTTTCAGCCGGCTTAGGTGCTTCTTCAACTTCCTTCTCCTCAATAGCTTCGTCTAATTGCTCTTTAGAATCATCGTCTAAGTAATCAGAAAGTTGCTGAACTAACTCCGCATTCTTAGGACTCGTCATAGTTGCATGAATCTTGTCCTTGCGGCTGCTAGTTAAATACAATTTAGATGAATAAATTCTAGACAATTTCATTATTTGCTCACCTTCTCCTTTATATAGAAATAATTCTTTCTGTCTCTGTAACTAGTTATATAATATAATCCCAATTCTTTACAATAACGCCAATCGTCATCCTTCATAGGTTCATAATCTTCTATTCCAAAATAGATTTCTTCGTCATTATCAGTTATATTCCAAACTCTAACCTCATCGTCATCGTAATCAATACGGCTAGAAGGCTTAAACGATTTAGGAAGTACAATATAACTATCGGAAATATCCCAATAACTACTTATGGGCTTGTCTTCATCATTGTAAAGCCACTTATAGGTGTCAGAATCTTTTTTGAAATATCCGGTATTATAACCTCTGTTCCCTAGTACTAAAATATAACGATTAACTGGAATTTCAGATAAAAGGATTTCAAGTTGTTCAGCTAACTTAGTTTTATCGCCTCCATTTATACTTGAAAGCGAAATTTTCCTTAAATCAGAATTTAAACTAGCCTTAATATACACCTTCATGATTGTGTGTCCTCGCTTCTATCCATATAGATATAAGGCTTATCTACATGATTATCTTGAACAATATAGCCAAACCAACAAATTGCAGGTAAGTCAATTCCAAGTTTAGTAAATGTTAACTTGTAAACATGTTGACCAACAGAAAGGTCTAATAATGATGAACGAATATCTATCCAAGGCTTGTGTTCATCTCTAGTTACATATTCATAAAAATCAAGAGATTTATTAGCGTTTAAATCATAAATACCAGACAGTTCCATATCTCTAGGCATACTATCTGGTAATTTTACACAAATTATATCTGGAATTTCTGCAAGATTGAATACTTCTGTATTAGAAGCTAAATTCTGCATATTAGCTGATTGAATTGTAACAGTAAACCAACTTTTCATTCAGAGTATTCCTTTATAGTGTGATTATTAATCAATAAAGGTTAGTTAACTGTTTTCCACATCATTATTAATTTTTGTATAGACCTCTAAAAACAGTTTGCTTACATCGGCCGGATTATAGTTATACCGCTTAGCAATAACTACTACACCTTGTGCACAACATATACAAAGTTCTCTGATGTCCTGAAAGAATGCATCATTTAGTTTTTCTACTTTGCTCATAACGCACCTCAAAACAGCTTCTTAGGTTTCTTAACCTTCTTACTGTCGTCGTATTTGTACTTGCCTTTAGTGAGTTGTTGTACTGCCCAAATGTTAAATGATGTTCTTGCATCAGAACTTTCTTGTACATCTTCCCAAGTAAGCCCGCACTTTGCTAATTCACCCTTTACAGTTTCAAAATCTTCATCACTTGCGAAGTAGCCAAATGCAGCTCCGGACTTATTATTGTCTTTTCTAACACGCATAGAAGTTGAAATAACTCCAAATGTAGGTGAAAGAATTTTGCTATAAGCGGCCTGGAGTCTATGGCTAACACTATCTGCAGAATAGCATCTGTTCTTTGCAAGAGACTGTAAAGATGTCATTCCGTATAAATGCGTTTTTACATTAGGGTTACTTGACTTATCAATGATATCATTACACTGCGAAATGTAAATGTCTTTTTCTTCTTGCGATGCATCGTTAGCTGGAGATATTCCGATATAGTCTAACTTGCTTCCATCTTCGGCACGCCACTCAAGCATGTTCTTAAGGGCATCAAGAGATTCACCATAGTGGAATACTGGCATCAGCTTTTCAGGAGACTTTAATTTACTACGCATGTAAAGGTAGTTGTCCCAAGACTTCTTTGCAGACTCTACATAGTCCTCAGGCTTCTTAGGCTGTTGGAACTTACCTGGGATAGTATCTAACTGAGCAAATACATCAATATATTCATCAATGCTGTTAAGATACTCGATATAGTTATCTTCCCACTGCCTAAAAGTAGGTTCTTTGATAGATTTATCAGGAAAATGAGCGTTACCAGTGTGGATAGAAAACGCACCGGAATCAATAAAGAGCCATCTGCAGAAACCATCCTGCTTATACTTGATAACTAAATCAATTTCACGTCTATCAAGCTGAGATACAAGAACGTCAAGAGGTTCAAAATCAGGCAAGGACATCAACTTATCGTGAACAAATGGTCTAATTGACCCGCTAAATACGTACTTTTCCACTATGTGTTCTCCTTTACTCGGTATATTTTAAATCGAATATTAATTTACAAATTACTGCATTTGATGATATATGACTATTCTGCAAATCATCCAGACAATCTATACAAGGCTTAATCTGATTAGCTTTGAGCAATTTCATCAGATAACGAATTACTATAGTTACTGGAGCTTCCGAATTGTCTGGATAGTGTTGAAGTTTCCAAGAAATACTGCTAACATTATCCTTGAATTCTAACATTGTTGATAACGATTCAAAATATGCTAATTTGTTTGAATCTAAATCAAGTATTATCTTAACATCAGAAAAACTTTTAGCACATTTCCATATTATTTTATCTTCTATAAAGTGAAATTTTTCAAAACTGATGCTAGTTGCAAATGCTTCCAAGTCCTTTGAGGTAGGCATTGCAACATCAATTAGAATACAACGACTTAAGATTGTATCAGGAATACTGCGAATATTTGTGCATGTTACTGCTACATACAGATAGTTAGGGCACTCTTCTATGAATTTAAGAAGAGGATTAGCTGCTTGTATTACACCTTCATCAAGATTCTCAATACAAAGTACAGCAGGAGCTCTATTATCAAGCAGAGTATCAATTACAGTTTTCAATTCCGATACAGAAGGATTAACTAAAGCAACGTCGTTGATATTGAGCATCTTAGCCCATTCTTTTACTACATAGGTCTTTCCAGAGCCTGCACAACCTGATACTAAAATAGAATGCCTACCTGCTTCTACTATTTGCTTCAGATTCTTTATAGCTTGTGTCTGACATTGAAACTCCATCAAACATCTCCTGAATCAATATTTAAAATATCTTTTAATAACCTATCTTTATAACAATCTTCGCAAAGATGAAATCGAGTAACTTTTCCTAAATAGGACACACGTACTTCGCAGAAATGATATAACATATTTGCATCATAATATGCTTGCTTCTTGCAGCAATCGCATTCTATTAATTCACTCATTGCAATACCTGTAAATCCGGGATATTCTTAAATCTAAGCAATGCTGCTAGATACACTATGTAAAGTGATGGTTCATTTGTATAACCTAAGCGAAGCTGTTTTAAGGCGTTGTAGGTATGGTTGAACATAAAGTATATATCATACCTTGTCCAATACTTGCTCGCCTTTTGTACAACCGATGAGGCGTATTTGTTATCTAAGCATTTATCTAGCTCTAACATCGTCTTAAGAATTATGTATAAAATGTTTTGAATATCGCCATCATAATGTTCTGACATATACACTAACGAAGCAAAATCTCTGTTTGCTACTGCAAGCATTATGTCAGTATCAGAATAAGTAGTGTCCATACCAAAAAGCCATTTTATCTGTGCTTCTGTCAATGTGTACTTATCTTGAATAGAATAAATGCATCTACAGATATTTTTAGCTTGATAGTAATCTGACGCAATATTTGCAACTATCCTAAAATAATCTTCTTTCAGTTCAGGAAAATCTGTCTTCAGATACTTTATTATGAATTTACTGTCGACATGTGTAACTATTGCTGTGTTTTCAGGAAAGAACTTATCGACCTTATTAACATCGGAATCAGACTCATATATGAAAACTATGCAGCCATTTATCTTACACTTCTTTATACGCTGTTGTAATTCCGCATTGATTTTGCTGAGAAATACTTTATCATAGCGGATTACATACACCGCAGGAGGAATAGGTATCATCTGCTTCTTCTCCATAGAAGCAATTAAGTCCAAAGCGTTTGAATATTCAATTCTGTTACCAATCTTACTGGTCAAGATATCGATGTATTTTTCTTTGATGCCAAACTCTGTTCCGCCTAAGAAGTATAAATTCTTAGGTGTGTCTGACATTATGCTAAGACCTAAATCTTGAATAGTTAGCATTCGAACTCCTGCTGATAAAAATTTCTGAATTCTTCTAAAGACATAATAGCAACTTGCTCGCCATTACACCATTCAGGAAAATAACTTGTTTTCTTGTCATGATGTCCTAGTTTAAATAATAACGAAGCAGCTGAATTCTTAAAAGTGATTGTGCTATCAGTCCTAGCAGTATTTACTAGACCAAATATTTTGAATACTTTGTCATCTGCAAACATCCTCTTTGGAATCATGACCCAAGTATTCTTTGACTTTTGAGTTCCATTATCTACAATCAACGCAGGATACTTATTTACTGTTCTTGATTCTGTAGAAATTTTCTCCCAGTGTTTCTTTTGAAATACTATATTGTCCTGTTCCTCTATGTGTGTTTTACACTCCACAAGGAAATGGTCACTGTTTACATCTCCGGGAGTAAACGGCCTAGCACCGCTACCTGTTACTACTTTCCAACCAAGGAAATCGGCAACCATCTTTTCTTGTTTACTTGAAGCTTCTTTATTCGTCATCGCTATTATCGTCTAATACCTTTACGCCATTCTGGTTGATGTCATCAATTATGTACTTACACATCCTATCATAATATTCAGGATTATTCTGCAGATAATCATAGACCTTTGTCATACCATTTAATTTAACGATTGAACCATCAACTTCAAGCGGTTCTTTAGTTTCAGGGTCGCATATAGTAAACCAAGCACCATTCTTTCTAATTATCTCGTACTGCTTGATTGCAAGATTAGCAAACTCGAAATCAACACGGAGACCGGACTGAGCCATAAGATAATACTCTGCCTGTTTTCTATCGAACGGAGCAGACTTCTGCTTCTTGATATTAACTACAATCTTATAACCTGCCGGATTTTCTGCTTTCATAGGAAGGTCATTACCTACGAAATCAAGAGGTACACCTAACTTGAAACTAAGTCGAAGTGACGAATAAAACTTAATTGCTTCACCACCAGGTGTCTGGTCAACATAAGGGTTGTCCATATTGACACGAAGCTGATTGATAAAAATCATTGTTGTGTCATATCTAGTAAGCAACTGTGTGAGTTTTCTACAGAATACTGTCATCAAACCTGCAAGTGAAGCAACAGTACGTTCACCGTATTTTTTCTCTAATTCAGCTTGAGTTACTAATGAAGGAATTGAATCAAGAACAATAAGGCCTACCTGGTTGCTTTCCATCAACTCCTGAACGCTCTGGATGATTTTCTCAGCAGCAACATTAGGTGGTTGCATAATCTCAATTGCTTTGTTAGTAATGCCGAGGGTAGATGCCCACTTCTTGTCAAATGAGTGCTCAAGGTCTACGTAAAGAATCTTTTTAGGTCCTCTATCTTTTAAATCTGACAATGCAACCTTGTATTCTTTCTTGCCTTCTGAAATCTTCTGCTCTAAATTTGCAACTTCTTCGTTGTATTCTTCTAAGAAGATGTCAAGAGCGTTTTTACAGATGTCAATAGCAGATGTTGTTTTACCACCACCAGGTACTCCATAAAATTCTGTCAATGCGTTTCTAGGAACACCGCCGTAAGTAGCCCAGTTAAGTGATGGAGATGAAAATGGAATTTTCCTTCCTGAAACCTTATTGACGCTATCCATCAATTCAGGACAAGCCCATTCCTTAGAACATTTCTTGATAATATCTTCAAATGATGCCATCTATTCCTTCTCCTCCTCTAATATAAACATTTCTTTGAATCGGCTTGTAATCAGGAAGTTCAGGCGTACTAGTTTCATTTACTGCAGGCTGTTCTGCACGCTTTCGTGCTTCCCAAACCTTTTTAGCACCCATTATCAATTCTTTAGAGAAAGAAATTTGATGCTCCACTTTAGCAATAACAGAAGAATAAACTATCTGCATAAGTTTGTATTCTTCGTCAATTTCCTCTTCCTGTTTCTTCTGCTTTCTTTGTTTGATTGTAAGTTTAACAATCTCATTATGCTGTTTGAATTGTGCAAGAGCATCTGACGCTGCAAATAAATCCAGCGGAAGTGCAGTGATAATCCATTCCAATTCCTTATCTGTAATAGATACTTCAACATCCTTAAAGCGATTATGCATTTCAGTTACTCGGCTGAAATACTTTGCAAAATACTTCTTATAGATGTCGTCTACTACATTATCAGCAGCTTCAAAATCTGCTTTAAGCGATTCAAGTGCATTCGCTATAGAATCCAAAGTAACACCTCCTTAAGATTTCTTAGACGACGATAAAAGATAGGTCAATGCTGTTTCAACTTGATACTGTGTAGTCCTCAAGTCCTTATTAAGTTGCAATAATACACTAGAAAGTTTCAGACAGATTATTGCATGAGTCTCTGTATATGCAGATAATTTCTGTGCATACTGCGACGGTATCAAAGTAGCACCAATATCCTTCATATAGATAAATTTGATGATATTACATAAGAAAGAGTGGAAACCTTCAAACCACTTTACAAAGTTTGTACCACAGTTATATACATCATCAACTATCTTAGTTATCTGCTCATTTTCGTGTTTAACCAGACTGTTTAAAAGATTGAAATATGTATCATAATCAGGAAGGTCTAAAGCTTCGCTTACATTTTCAAGAGTAATATCCTTACTGAATGCTAAACATCTATCCAAGTTAGTTAAGCTATCTCGCATTCCACCATTAGACAATCTTGCAATGTAGTCTAACGCCTCTTCATCATAAGTGATTTCTCTGCCCTCTTTATTTTCCTGCTCTATAACATATTGCAATCTGCTTTTAATACCTTTAGTACTAATTTTAGAGAGCTTAAACGTCTGCACCCTCGATAGAATGGTTGCAGGTATCTTTTCAGGGTTTGTAGTAGCAAAGATAAAAATAGTACGAGCAGGTTGTTCCTCTAAGGTTTTGAGTGCTACCTGCCAAGCCTGAGAGCTGAATGCGTGACACTCGTCGCATATGATTACCTTATACTTCATTCCGATAGGGAATTGTGAAGCCTGTGACATCAGTAATCTCATTTCTTCAGTACTTCCATGAGAAGCTGCGTCAATCTCTATAGGCTCGCCTTTTCCTTCATTGAGGGTATCTGCAATGATTCTTGCTGTAGTGGTTTTGCCGCAGCCCGCAGGTCCTATAAACAAGAAGCATCTGTTTTCCAGTGTCTTGGATTCACACATTGTTTTGACAAGAGTCATTACAAGAGACTGCTCAGTTACTTCTGCAAATGTTTTAGGGCGATATTTGCTTGCGAGGTTCAAATCAAATTACCTCCATTCATACAAAGATACATATTCTATAACGATTCACCATTGTTTACATCTACTGTAATATCTGCAATAACTAGGAGTACAGTATCTAGTATCTGCAGGTTTAGGTGGTGCGATATTTTTGGCAACAAAGTCTTCTACATCTCGAAACATCTGCCACATTTCTTGCATATCGCTATCAGTTACTTTTACCTCGTAACATTTCATGTTACCATATTGCCTATCCTGATAAACAACTAATGCACTGTGCAGATTAAGTAAAGTACAATAGCATTTAATCTGGTCAATGTGGTTAGGCTTTGGGTCAGTTAACCTGTCAAAACTTTGCCTATCAGATGTTTTGATTTCAAGCAGCCTATACTCACCTTGGAATCTTATGATACCGTCAGGTGCAAATTTAATAGGAGGGTCAACAATTTCTATTTTAGTTTCAAGCCCTGACTGTTCACAAGTGTATTTGTAAGGAGGATTTATCTTAGCTAAATATTCTTTGACATCTATCCAATCTTCCTTCAAGCCGCCGATTAAAGTTGACTGAATGATTTGATGACACGCAGTTCCAATATCTGCAGTAAATCGCAAATCTCTATCAACACGTTCCTCAACTTCAGGCTCTACTCCGCGAAGTCTAAACCAACTAACACGCTTGCATCTGATAGACGAAGGCGCAAATGTGTTAGAAGGTTGTTTAGCTTCGGAACTTCGTATGAAGTCGTCTAATGTGTTTTCATAGTAATCCAAAAAACTACTACTGAGCGCAGAATTGAAGCGAGCAACTCTGAACTCATCTACTGACTTAAAGGCCATAAATTACTCCTGGAATGCAAGAACAATTGAGAGGTTATCTGTCCAGAAAACGCTACCAGACAATTCACCTTCGTTGTAAACAGGTCCAATCTTAATCTTATCACCGTCTACGCTAGAGAAAATTGATTTAAAGAAAGAGGACTTGAAGTCACCTGAATAATTTTCAAGTTCGCCTGTCTTTGTGATGTCTACCTTAAAGTCACCAGAACCTCTGTTAAGTGTGAGGGTATTTCCTTCTACCTTAAAGAATGTAGAAGTATCCTGTGCAGTAGCAACGATATCTGCCTGATTAAGGAACTTATTGATAGGTGCTACGTCAACTTCGATGTATGACTCAGGTGTCTTAAGCGTTTCCAGAATAGTATCGGAATTGTAATTACCAACGCCTTCATCATCCTCATATTCAGGAATGAACTGAGAAGTAAGGACATAACCATCGGTATCTACTGTTAAGACATAACTGTTGTCTACTTTCTTAATCTTTGAACCTTCAGGAAGATTAGTAAACAGATTGATGATAGTAGGATTAAGGAGGCAAGTAGAACCAAGATTCGACTTATTAGACAATGTAAAGATTACGTTGTCAATATCACCTATGATTACCTTACCATCCTGACCAATCCAAACCTTAGTGTAAACTGGGTGAATCATCCAGATAGAAATTGCGAACATCTGATGCTCTTTAACGAACTTCCAATCTCCGGACTTCAACTCAATGCTATTACCTTCAGCAGTAGTTGTAGGTCTGTTAAGCGAAAGGTTATTTGCATCGAGGAGTTTAGGGAGTGTAAACTTACTAGAACCTGAATGCAAAACAATTCCGCCTTCAATGAAGTCGATAGATGTGATATCCTTGTCGAAAGAATCAATGAGCTGCCTAAGCAGTGCACAATCTACAAAGATTGTTTCTGATGTATCAGAATCTCCAGAACCCTTGAGTACAATCTCTGTATAGATTGAAGGAGCCTCAATATTGATTCTAAGATTTTCTCTTGTTGCAGTAACCTGAGCCAAGCAGCTCTTCTGGTTGAACTTGCTGATGTTTTCCTTGATAATACCAAGGTCAATGGCATTCTGCAAGGGCTTAGTGGACAATGTGAATTTCATGTTGACTTCTCCTTTATGGTTTATTTTTAATTAATTACATCGCCGTTAACTCTGTGATGAATGTTATCTACGAAATCTGAAGGTGATATCTTATATTTGTGAATATAATCATACATTGCGTCTTCTACTTCCTTTGACCAAGTACCATTTACACCTAATGCAGCATCGCCTATCGGCTTCTTACCGTCTTTATCTTTATAGACCGGTAACGTATATTCGCACTCAAATAAGTGATACTGTATCCATTTGATTTCTGATTCAGATAATGTATCTAACGAACCAAAGTTGATGTTAGGCTGCTCATATGAACAAGGGAAACTTAATCCGTACCACTTATAAGTTATTTCAACATCACAACTGATAGGGAATGGCAAGAAGTTACCTGCCTCGCTCATCATCTTACCTAAGATTTCTGATGCTCTAATAGCATTTCTGATAGGAACTTCTGCAATTATTTCATCATGTACAGGAAGTAATACTTTTGCTCCAAGCTGTTCCCACTCCTTGTTACTAAATACTTTAAGCATCGCCATCTTAGTAAGGTCAGCAGCTGAGCCTTGAATTATACTGTTTACACATTTTCTAGAAGCATCAGTAATCTTTCTAGAATTATTGATTACTTTGATGTGTTCATCTTGTAAACGCTTTGTTGCCTTTACTACCTGGCCATAATACTTATAGTTATTGAATTCTTCCTCGAGCTTCTTAACGATTCTTTCAGGAATTTCATTCTTATTATTAAGTGTTGAAGGGTCAAGTGGGTCAATATCAGGATTTATATATCCCTTAGCGGCCTTAAATTCATAAGGTTTCAACTGCATATCAGGAATGTGCCTACGCCTACCTAATATAGTTTCAACATAACCATATTTACGAGCATCGCTTTGTGCTTTAATCATGAATGCTCTAAGATTAGGGAAAGCATTCAGAACTGCGTCATATATAACTTGAGCTTCTTTAGTGCGTTGCTCATCAGTCATCTGTTTATTCCCGCCAAATAACTGGTCACCAATAGTTTTTGTAGACCTTCCGTAAAGAATACCTAATACTATGCTTTTTGCTTGACTTCTGCGCTCCTTACCTTCTCTGTTAACTTCATCTGTTTTATTTCCGTTTGCATCGAAGAAATGTTCGGAACACTCTTCATAAGTTTTGTTGAAAGCAAGTGCTGCAATAGTAGAATAGATGTCTCTATTATGTTTAAAAGCATCTATCATATTCGGGTCCGAACTGACAAACGCTGTCATTTTTGGTTCTTGTTGCTATCTTAGTTATGTGCTCGTTACGCACTTCTCTTGTTACCAAGAGTGTCGGACTATCTCTTGAATACTATATACTGTTACTATATACAGTAAGCCCTGGCATTTCCATTTAACAGATTTACTATAGACTATTATCATCTATAAACTGACCGACTTCGGCTGTACCCTACTTGCTTGGTTATCTCAATCTACCTGAATTCTCATTTACATATTTCTATGATTGTAGATTTTTAGCTTTTGGTAGTCTCTACACACGATAGACCCATTTTAACCCTTTGATGTATTTGTCAAATTTAGCAGATTCTTTAATTTTGTCGTTTAATTGGTCGCTAGATTTAACGGTTCCATAACCATTAGCATACCACCAATTAGCAGCATCTTTGACACGCTCAAACTCAGCTACAAAACTGCCTTGTGTATCAATACAATAAACGCATTTGTTTTTTGAATCATTTAACGCTTTATAATGTGCTTCGCTAAGTTTAAAAGATTTCCTAAATTTTGCCCTAACTTCTTGACCTTTTTCAGAAGCATATAAAGCTTTTCGGCTATCAGATAGATGTTTTTTATGCTCTTTAGAAGGCCCACCTCTATCTTTATATGATTGCTTCATTGATTCCGAAATGCGTTTACGGACATCTTCGCTACGCATTATATTATCATGCTTTTCTTTTACTATTACAGAATACATTGTATTTATTGACCCTCCAGGAGCCATATTGTATCCATTTCTTATAGTATCATATTTAGCAATATAATATGCTTCGAGTTCATTGAGCGTATCTTGGTCCTCCACTTCAGCAATAATTTGAAAGTGAAATTTGTCCCATCCGTACTTTCGCATTGCATTATACAAATGAGTATTGACGTCAGACACCATGCTATTTCGATGCCCATCTATTCGTTCTTTCAATGTTTTAGTGGTTTGACCAATATACAATTTGTCATTTACATCATTGGTTATCTTATATATCAACATATTCGGCACCTCCAAGATATATTAAAGGTTATTCCCAACAAGTTGATAGTCTATCTTGCTCGGTATTGTCTCTCTAACGAACCTTATTAGAAAGAGTTCACCGACTTAACCAGGTTTTACTACAGCCAACACTTAACTGTAGTCAGCAGACAACATCACGCAAGGTGGAGTCATCACTGGAATTTGAAATTTCTTTGACAATTCTCCATACCTCCTTTCCTTCTTCTAATAATTTTATTGTATCGCCAACAACTAGGTCTTCTACATCTTTTTGTCCAACACTAGTTGTTACACTATACCATCTATTTAACGATATACAAACTGTATCATTAGATTCTTGATAATCAGCATCTAAAAGTATCTTCTTAGCAGGAGTTGCTCGGAACTGATGCCTAATATCAAGAGCGTGTGAGGGAATCTGCTGTACGTTCGGTTCAGAACTTGACATACGTCCAGTATCTGCGCCGATGCTTTTGAAGGTTGCATGGATTCTTCCATCCTTGCCGACTTCATTAGGAAGCTTATCAACAAATGCGTTGAGCAATTTGTTTAACGCCCTAACTTTCAATATTTGATTTGTTACAGGAAGATTTAATTCAGTTAATGTAGCTTTATCTCCTGATGATACATCACAATGTAGGAAGTTGTTTAACAGATATGTAACCTGTTTTGGACTTGCTTCATTAAAAGCTGCACCGTTCTTAAAAGGAGATTTAGATACAGTTATTGCATCGGAATTATCCATAATTTCTTGAATAATTTCAGAAAGTTTGTTTAATTCCTCTTGATATTTTTTATCATATTTAATTTTCAATATATCTCTGATGTTCTTATCAAAGTATACACCAGTGCGATGCATTAAAGCACAAACGCGAATCATCGGGATTTCAATATTCCAAATGAGGTCTGCGATTTTCTCTAACTTATGTTTTTGACATTTCGGGTGAGTCTTTGTTACATAAGGTAACTGCCAGAAGAACAATTCATAAGTTATCTTAGCATCGTTTGCAGCGTATAACTTTGCTACATCTGTAGGGCAGTAAGGAAATAACTTAGGACTAAAGAAGTCTGAGAAAGATTTTGGGTCGCCTTTGCCTTTCTTTACATATTTCATGTAAAGTGCTTTCAAGCGGTTATCTAACTCATCTTCTTTGATACAACGCCATGCGGTGATGACATCGTAATAACAAACAGGGATTAAATCTACTTTGAGGTCCTTGTATATCATTGCTAAGTCGAAGTCAGCATTAGCAAAAATCATTTTAGTTTTTGCTTCAACAAAATATGCTAACTCCGAACCAAGGTCTTCATATGAAACTTGATTTTCATAAGGTACTTCGAATACTGGAGCAAGATGTTTGCATGGTATGTAGCATTCTACTCCGCCAGGATAATAAAGCGAAGCACCTACAATTGTATCATGCACCCTATCAAGTCCAGTAGTCTCTGTATCTATTGCACAATAACCACTTTCAATTGCTTTTAAAACATATTCATGTAACTGCGCCTTACTCGTGATTAATATAGCCGGACTATCTTTAAAATATTCTTGAACAGCTTTGATGGATTCTTGTATCTCATGCTGAGAAGAAGTTACACTTTTAGAAACCTTTATAGGTTTTAGAACTTCCTTAGACTTTTCAGCGATAGCATTGATTTCGTCCATCTTAGCTTGACTGAATAGACCCATTGTGTATCCTCGTCAAACGTAAAGTTCGGGCAGTATATGAATACTGCCCTACCAGGACTTAACCTATGATATTAGAAAGTTGCAGGAGGAAGTTCTCCGCCTTCTCCTTCGTCATCATCTGCTGTAAAATCTTCCGTGGGTGCCGGAGCATCAGCAGGTGTAAAGTTTACATTTACAGTCTCTTCGCTAGAAGCATTTACAGAAGAAGTATCAACAAAAGTTTCAGGGATGGACGACTGATATCCTGCTCTAGGAATAGGTGTATATTCAGGAAGACTTGAAGCAGATTCATTACCAGAATTCTGGAGCATCTTAGATAATTCGGAAATAGAAACATCTCGAATAATCTCGGAATAATAATCAGGCATCTTAGCGTTGAACTTAGCAAGAATCTCTGCGTAAGAACCAATTGTATTCTTACCAATAGCTTCAATGCTATATGTAGTGTTGATGTCATTAGGAATACCGTGACGAGTTATTCTGAATACAAACTCAGACGGATTAGGGAAACGACTGAATACGTCTTTCTCAAGCTGAGGTTCAAACTTCATAGTTCTATCCCAGAACTGAATTTCACCTATACCATCGTTAGCGTTAATGTTAAAAACAGGGACAAAAAGCTTGGTTTGCACTCTGATGCCTTTGCTGCAAGCAGGGCAACCCTTATCGCAACAATGTACATAACCTGAATAATCTGCTGACTTGATGTAATGTCCCTGAGCAACAAGCATGTCCTTCATCGACTGATAAAGGAATACAACATCTGCGCTTTCACCATCGTTGATGAGTCTAAACAGCCCATGATACCTATCATCATTGAACTGAGCTACGGACTTAAATGCCATTTTGTTTCCTCCTTGGATAATTGATTTGTGATTTATTGATGTGGCGTTGTTGTCCGTACTCTTGCACTTTTGATAAATAACTTGGCCTACATTTCATGTATACAATAACGATTCAGAAATTACAAGTTGCATGCAATTCTAAGCATGTTCATGAGTGCAGCGTTATTGTGGAACTGCTCCATGATTTCAGTAAACTCGGCAGGAGAAACAGATACGTTCTCCAACCTATCCATGCCGGTCTTCTTGCGTGCTGCTGAAAGTGAATCGTCAGGGTTGAGCAGCTTGTTAGCGACCTTTTCAGCTTTAGGTCCCATCTTAGCGATGATTTCCCAAACAGCTTCCTTGGCCTGTTTAACTTCATAGCTGTCATCAACGGAAGGTGCGAGGTCGAAAAGGTTAACAACGTCGTCACCAACAGTGACTTCATTAGAAACCTCAAACTTGTCGCGATTGATTTCTACCTGAGGCTCTCTAAGACAATAGATGCAATTCGCAGCTACTCGGTAGATATAGTTAGGAGTGAACCTCTTCGGCTCGGCCTTAATCTTTTCTACGTTCTTCATGAGATACATGTTAACAGTAGAAACTGCATCTTCCTCAAGTACATAGGAGAATCTCTCCTTGTACCAAGCGAGCTCGATTTCATCGAAAAAGTTCACAAATAAAAGAACCGCCTTGTACTCATCGTCGGCTGCAAGCCAGGCGTCGTACGTCAGCGGAAACTGAAATTCTGAAAGGGCTTCGAGATAAAGGTTACGTGTAGTTCTGAACTGTGACATGACAAATCCTCCTAGGAATATTGATGATTGTTGATACGTGGTCATGTATAACCATAAAGATATTATAATTATATAGTAACAGATGTGAGAAATCAATAGTTTATATAAAAATTTTTAAAGATTTTTCACTCTCGCTGAGAATAATAGTAATCAAATTCTTCTTTTGTCAAGTCGTTTACATCTCTATTTTTAGATTCGCCTGTTTGAGGGTCAACTATAGGCGGAATTGTTACAGTCCACACAATTGCAATAGACGATAATGCTTTCTTGAGTTTCTTTATACCTCTATGACCAGCGTCATCATTATCAAGACAAAGTACGTATTCGTTAGCACCTAATCGTTGTAACTGCGATATCTCTGATTCTGTTCCGGTACCTAATAGAGCTACTGCATTGTAACCATATACAGCGCAGGTCAAAGCATTGAAACACGATTCACAAACAATAACGGACTTAGCGTCCTTAGGCAATTCATAAATACCATATAATGGTTTCTCAATTCCTTTAGGCATAAAGAATTTCTTGCCTTTTATACTGCGTCTGCAAAATGATACTGTGTTTCCATTTATATCTCTTATAGGAAATGTAATGCAAGGAACAGGATTTTTACTACCTTCAGGTCGGAAGTTTGCATCAAACCCTACATCATATCGTGCAATTATTTCATCAGTTAATCTGCGCTCATACATGTAAGGGACTGTAAGACGATATGATGCAAGTTCTTGCTCACTTACATATTGCGGTTTCTGCTGTGTTAAACTAGTGATATAATTTATCGCATATTTATTAACAATATCAGCCGATATCTCTTTAGGGATAAGGTAGTCAAAATCATCTTCAGCAATTTCAAATCCTGGTATGTTTTCCTTTAACCAATCTATACCGGATTTAGCGATATTCTTCTTTTTAAGAATATCTGTAACAACTCCGGGCAACATTCTAGAGTAGCCACAAGAAAAGCAATGACACCAACCTGCTTTAAATGTCTTACCGTTTCTAACTTCATCATGTAAAAGTACACCGCATGAAGGATGTTTATCTTCTCCTCCATTGTGGCCTTCAGTATTAGGACAGTGAATCTGATAATAATTACCAGTAATACGCACCAGACGGAGCATATTAAAATCTTCTAATTTGTGAAGAATTGTTTCTACATTATCCATTAAGTAGCACCATACCAATCTCTTCTATTGAATTGCGGAAGTTCATATTTTTCATCTACAACCACGTTATCATTGTCGATATGATATTTTATTATCTGAAATTTATTAGCATTATTAACTAATGCAATATCAACTACTTCGGATGTTGACAACTGCGATAAATCGATGTTTTCTCTTTTTATGAATTTTGCTAAGAACTCTTCAGCAGCTTCTTTAGTTCCAAAATCATGAATATCTTTTGGACAATCTGCATTACCATCAAATACAGGATAAGGCAGTCCAGTATCTCTAAGCCCTACATATTTAGTGCCTTTGTACAATCTATTGATGCATTGAATTGCGTACATAATAGCACACCTCCTACATATACTATAACGATTCTGGATTAGAACTCCGCACCTTCCTCTTCGCTTGTAAGGTCCAGTCCATGGTTATCAGGAACCACAGGATTCTCTATTATGCTAGCTGATAAATCAGGCGTGCTTACCATCGGGTCATCTTCAGCACCACCAGGTAGATACTGCATGTTTCCGTTGTTGACGTCCCAAGAATATGATAATGTATTATTTTCGTTAACTGCCATTCTGGATTTCTCTAAACGGAACTCAAATACATGTTTGTCGAATATCTGACGAATCGCATAAACCTGTGTAGCAATCTGGCCGATAGCATCGGAACCGGCAATGTTATAGATTGTAGGGAATGGTACACCTTTCTCATCTTTAGATTCTTTAGTTTCTCTGTTTGCCTGAGTAGCTACAACAACTGCGCAACTGTATTTCTTACTCAACTGGAACAGGTCGTGACAGATGTTACCATATTTTTCATGGTCGCTAAATCCATGTCGGTCATCTACCATGTAAGAAATACCATCTATGATAAGGAGTTGAATCTTGTGCTTCTTAACAAATGCAGCAAGGTGTCTAGGAGATACTCCATCTGGCATATCTTTATCTTCAATGACGAAAGCATCTGCCTTTTCTCCTGGAAGGTCTTTAATGTATTCAATATAGTTCTGGTCGTATTGGCCTCTAAACAAATTACTATTCTGGAAGTGTCCTCTCCAAGTATCAACACGAGTAGCAAGATATGCTGCTTGCATTTCTGGAGAATAATATGCAACATTGAAACCTGCTGCTTGAGCAGCTTCCATCATCCTTGTACAGCACCAGGACTTACCTGCGTTAGTTCTACCTACAAGTACTAACAACTCCTCAACTGTTGACAAACCGCCATAACTGAGTTTGTCTAACTCTGCAAAACCTGTTGGAATTCTGGTTTGCTTACTCCATAAGATAACTTGTTCACTTCGTGTTTGAGCTTCCTTAATGATATTCATTGGAGCATTATCACTAAGCTCTTCTGATTTATCATACTGCTGACCTAAGTACTCCCAAGCATCTTCGATATCTCCAGAACCTAAATCCTTCAACTTGTTGAAGGTTTCCATAAATAAGATTCGTTTCTTATTACGCTTAAGTTCCTTTACAAGATACTCAGTTGTTTCATCTACTTGGACTAAGATTACATTAGGGAATTCAGCTTGGAAAGTAAACTTATCAGGAATAGTTCCATACTTCTCCCTGTGGTTTAAGATGAAAGTAATTTGCTTCTTTAATTCATCTATAGCATAATAACTTTCGTCAAAACTGCAAAGTTCATCAAGCAGTGCCTCGTCATTAGGCGATGCTATGATTTTTGATATAACCTGTAATTCAATAGAACCGTTCATTTATTATTACTTCATTACTGAATTTGTAAGAATCTTCTTAAGCTGTATAAAGAAATTACCGTCACCGGCAAGTGCATTTACTTGAGGTGATACAATGATTGTACTTAAACCATCAGCAGCTCTATTCTGAATAAGTTTAAGTAATGTAGTACACTGAAACTCTTTGAAATTTACATAATCGATATTTGAGATAATAAGCAGCTTTGCTTTCTTAGCCCAAATCTCTGAGTACTCCATATCCTCTGAAGGCCCTTTAACATTCCAACTTTTCTGAATGTTATCGACATACTGAGAAAATCGGAGATTGTATACAACTACATTAAGTCTGCTGTGTTTCCAGTATTTGCAGATTCCACAATATGTAAGCAACTCAGAAGCCTCATTTGTGTTGTTAGCAATTACTGTAGATAATTTACCTTCAGATTCTGCAATTATGTTAGAATACTTCTGTATTGTTTTTGCATCTGAATGAAATACATTACTGTTTAACGATATTCCGTTTCGTTCTAAGAGGTACGAAGATTCTACAAAATCTGGACAAGATTTATCACATTCACCATTAACACAGAAACCTGTGAACATGCAATTATACATTCTTGTTCAACCTCCTTAATACAGGATTTCTAGATTGCTTGAAGGCAACTCTACTTCTAACGCATTGCTTAGCAATTTCAAGCGGGTCATATCCACGCTTTCTATATTCTTCAGCAGGCATCACAAGTGTAAGGAACGGCTGCAAATCTCCAAATAGAGGATATTTAAAATAAACACCATTATCTCTATCTAAAAGATATTTTCTTACTACATATTCCTTTACATATTCTGCTTGACGAGGAATCATCTTAGATATAGGTAACGAGTCCCATATATCCATAGTGAATACTAACTCACCCTTGATTTCCATCCATCCGTAGAAACTAGGATAATCTGTTCCACTTTGCAGACCCTTTTGATGTCTAGCAAGTTTGTAAAGATGAGGATATTCAATAATGCACTTAAGCACTTGTTCTTTTGTATAACCGTCGATTGGAATTATGTTTCCAAATAACTCATCAGATTCAAGTCCAATGTCTTCATACATTGCTTCTGCCCTAGTCCTAATAAAATGATTAGGGAACAAGTTCATTAAATCTGCGTCAGTCATTTTATTGATATCTGTAGTAACTGAAATATCTCTTTGCCTCTTAGGTATTTCAGGCAATGTAGTATAGATAACTAACTTATCGGCACCGTCTACTCCAGTGATGAACGGCTTATTAATATCAAATTGAGGTACTTCGGGTGCTTGCAGATACAAATCAAGCGGGTCTGTAGGTTTAACTGAGAAATCCTTTACAGATTCTTCTACCTTAGCAGAATCAACCGGAGTAAATTTAGGTTTAGCTACAGCGATTATATTCTGTGCAGGTTTAGTATCTGCAGGTTTTGTTACAACTTCGTTCGGTTCTTCAACTACAGCTAAGTCCCATTCAATTGCATCGACAGTCAAATAGATATCACCTAAGACTTCACGAATTGCATCATCGTCAATGTTTGGCATATTGATGAATGGATTCTGAGGTGACCAATCAAGCGGAAGAGGTTCTGCCGCATATACCGCATATGTAATTGTATTGAGAATCTTAACTACTTTCTCTTTATACTTTGCAGTTCCTTGATAGTGCTTAACTACATAAGTAATAACAGAAGAATGCATTGAAGATAAAGTACCTTTAAAGGATTTCTTTACTTGATAGTTCTCTGAAATGTTTGTAAATTTAATCTTATGCTTATCGGAGTACAACATTACTGGTTACCTCCTTCAGCTGTAGATGTAAATTCAAGTGTATCAAGTAACACCTCTTGGTTATTTATTCTCGTTCTGATTGCTTTAGTTAACGCAGAATTATTCAATTTAACAATAGACGCTACGTCAGTTCCTTCTGTCTTAACTGCGTCCTTTAACGAGTAATAGCATTTTTCATCAAGAATATCTGCAATAAGTACCGCAGACAATGTAAAACACTCCCGCTTATCTGACCTGCAGGTATTGTATACGCAATAAGGAACTCTAAAAATGTTATGAGGGTCTTCCTTTACTTCCTTACACCAGTATGTAAATTCTTGCTCTAAATCGTAAACTTTTCCTTGTTCGAAGTAGTAGCCATAAGTGATGATTATTTGTGAAATCCATAAAGGAATTTGATTGATGTTGTATCTAAAATCTGAATCTTTGCTGGACTTAGGTATTCTTGCCTGAAACCACATATTGATTAATCTTGCACATTGATTAACTTCTTCATAGCCAAAATCTAGATTGGAGCCGGTTTGTAATATCGTACTAAATTTCAATATTGTTGATGCGGAATTATACTTCTGTCCTGTGGTATGCAAATTGTCAAAATCTTCGAGATGTGTTGATAAACGCTGAATTGACCCAGAATTCTTGAAAGATTCGATATTATCATCTGCAGGTTTACTCAATTCATCAAACTCTGTGTCATCAGAAGACAACAATGTTTCAGATTCAATGAATTGATTGATTTTGTCTAAACATACAATAAGAAGCTCAGCCAACTTTTTGTATCTAAGAATAGTTTTCTTATATACCTTTGGCTTTTCCTTCAATATGTGTTCCAAATGTGCTAGGATTTTCTTCGCAGCAACTTCGGCGGGGTAAATTTCTATATACTTTAGTTTTTGCACTTGATACCTCCGCTATGTCATGTTGATATGCACTAACGATTCAGATGATAAAACAAATACCGCTACTTGTTACACCACAGAAAAAGAATTGAGTGATACCGCACTACAAATCTAATTAGCGATGTAACAAGCAGCGGTATCTGCTGTTCTGAATTGAAAGGAATAATGTCCTTAGTATATAGGAGAAGTTTTGAGAAATCAATATTGAATTCAAGAAAAATTTAAAAAATTTTTAGACGAGTATCATTATATCGCAAAACCATCAACGGGCAGACACAAATACAAATACAAATCTAAAATTGAAGCGAGCTTGCGAGCTGTTAATTAATTTATTACTTACCTTTTACATTTCTTTTATACTTCTTTATTTATATCTCTATTTATATATCATTTATATTTCGTTGGAGATTCACTAGATATGCGAAAATCTTTAATTTACTAAAGTAAAATTACCTATTGATTTATAGTAAATATACCAGTAAATTCTCGCATTATTTGAACATTGATTAAATTGCCTATCAATTCTCTAATAATTTGTAAATTGACAAAAATGGTAAAATTCTATATCTAAAATTGCGTTTATAATTTCTCTAAGATTACGATTAGGTTATTGAAGATTACGAACTGATTAAATACTAAAATTTCTTAAATTATTTTCTATATTTTTACGAATTTTAATTGATTTTTTCCTTAGAATATATTTATAATAAATTCATTCATCTAATTTATCAATATCCCAAAACACACTTGAAACACGCAATACTGATACCGAGGTACTGTATATGGATTATTGTTCTTCATACCCCACTAAATTAGATAAAAGTAGTTTGAAGCCTACAGAGTGGGTCAAGTTGAGAACGCTTGAATTATATAGCTTTTTGCCACAAACAACTTTAGAAGAACGTGATTCTTTTAGGGAAATTCGAGATGAAATCATTGCGTTAAATGATAACTTTTTCTGGTATATAGCTAGGTCAAAATACATCAATAATCAGACGGTTAGTTTGGAGGATAGATATCAGTCTGCAATATGCCATTTTATGAATAACTACTTGTGGGCTAAATATATGTTTACACCTGAAACCGGAAAGAAGTATCGCACCGATTTAGCATTCTCAAGTTTCTTTAAACCAAGGATTACAGAATGTATGGAAAGAGAATTTGATAATGTTAGCTGGACACTTCGTCGTTCGTTGTGTATGAAGGCTGGAGAACAATTAGGTAAGTATTGGTCTAATGTAACTTATGAAGATATCGCCAAAGTAAAACTTCCGCCAGACCAGATGGAAGCATTAAGGTCAATCTTTTGTACAATGAATAATGCCGATATCAATGATGTTTCTATTTATAAACCGGCAGCTACAGTAGTAGAAGATAAGATAGAAGAATTGTATAATGACGAATATGATTCTGTCGAGGATTTACTTATTCACGAGATGTTAGAAAAAGAATCAAAATTAGAAGATTCATTCCTCCTCAAAATGTCAGAACTATATGATATTCCATTTAATGAATTGTTGAAAGCACGTCCTGCAGCTGAAGAAAAACTCAAAGCCCAACTTGAAGAAGCTATTAATATTCAAGATGTTTTTAACTATAATGGAGAATTTTACACAGACGGTTATGAGGAATAAAAATAACCTTGAGATTTAGTCGATACCAAAATCTAAGGTCAAGTAATTGTTTACACTGAACTATTTGATATCGACTAAATCTCAAGGCGTATCGGGTGAGTTATTTAATTATGTTTTACTCGTCGCCAAATGCTTCTTTTCTTGCTTGTTTATGCAGCTTGCTCATGCGCAAAGCATCTTGATATGAGCGATAATCTGCACCATTGACCCAGTATATATCAGAAGAAGGATTCATTATATCATCATATTGAACATAGAATACTTCTCCCGGATTCTGTTGAGAAGCTTCTTTAGCTTTGCTTTCAGCTTCTTCATCAGTCATTTCTTTCCAATCACCATGAAATACACGACCGTTGTCGAATTCGCCTATACGTGCAATTCTCTTCTTGCGTGTTGAAGCTTTAACATATATTTTCATAACTTATTCCTTTTCTCCGTATCCTTCTAAGGACTTTTTCATTTTCTTAGCCCAGTTAGATAACGATTTGTTATCATTCTTGTTCCAGACCTCAAGATTAGTAAGCGCTCTTATTATTGGAGCTCTACCTTTCTTGTCGATTAAAGCTTTGAAATGTTTAACTGGAAGGTCCTGTACATTTTTATCTTCTGGAACTTCTAACATTCCGGGATTTTTAGCTTCAATATCAGCTTTTGCTCGAATATAGATTTTCATATCAACCTAATTTTACATCTGCATATTCAAGATAATCTTCGATAGCACTTTCAACAGCTTCGCTAATACCTTCAAGAATTTCATCTACTAAATGGGCTGCGTAGTTATATACATCATTTACAATGTCATCACTATTTTTATCACGTTCAAATAAACCATATACAACTTCGCATAAAGACTGTGTATTGACCTTATATGCATCAATTTGAGGTTGACTGCTTAAAGAAACGATACAGAAAGGTTCAGGTTCAACTACCCAAGGAGCACTAACAACAACACGAATGCTGCCTGCAGAATTCTTCCAATATGCTCGGAGGCTGATTTTATCTCCGTTCTCCCAATTCAAGCCCCATGATTTGCGTATATCTACAAACTGCTTTGATAAATATTCCCACAAATTAGATTCATAATCTGCTCTATCTAATCCTGCAACTTTATCAGGTACTTTGAGAATATCGGCATTAATATCAGCTATGCCATTTCTGAATACTGTTTCTAATTCTTTGCATTTAGAAAAGATAGCCTGGCGGTTGTAACCTGCCATTGACTTCTTATATGTCTGCTCCTCAAGTTCTTCTTGATAATCCATCAAGTCGTTAAGGCGCTGAGTTCTAACTCTATCAGCTGCTGTATTGAGGTTATCAAAATTTAATGCCGAATTTATAAGCCTCTTCATATCACTAGTCTCCTTAGATAATATTGTTATTATTAAAGTTTATTCATTAATCCAAAATATGTAAGCACAATTTCTATTCTGCGAAGCTTTTCTGCATTGCTGAAATCCTCACTGCTTACTGTCGTCAATATAGAATTAACTATACCTTCTAAGCGTTCTTTTGATAACTGCTCCGGAGATGTAGAACTCTTAATATATTTCTTCATACTCTTTCTGCCTCGTCTAGCATCTGTTTAAATTGTGCCCATTCTTCTTTATCATATTTAGGTCGGCAATATGTCGATGTCCATTTAAGTTGATTATCTTTAGTCAACATGTAATCTTCTATACAGCCGCCCTCTCTAAGTAAAACATGAAGATAGCCCTGATTATTTATGTAGAAAATTTTCCCAAATTTCTCATTAACATAAAACTGATTAGGCTTATATGACCGCTTATCATTTGTTAGCTTCTTGTAAGTTTCATAAGCTTCACCGTCATACTTACCTACAGATGCTTTGATATACTTCTTCATAAGGAATTACCACAAATCAAATGCGTTAGCAACTGCTTCTTCTGCTGTAGCTTTTTGAATGTTTTCACCGTCATAGCTACTTCTAACATATACTGTGTCTACATCAGTAAATGAGAAACCAAATTCTTTTAATGCATCTGTAAAAGATTCTACATAAGGATACTGGAGAATTTCTTCACCGTCAACTTGACCCGTATGTGGAATTTCCTGTAACCAACCCTGCTGGTCATTATAATCAGGATTAATGTAATCATAAATAGCTACAGGTGTTAACGACCAAATCATGTAGCTGTCCATGCAATCATCACCAAACTTCTCTTCAAACCTGCTAAACTTTGCAGCATAGAGAATATTATTATCACTTACAACCAACTTCATAATATTTATCTCCTTTGTTAAATTAGATTCCGTTAGGTAATTTTGTTCTCTTATCTCCAGTTAACTTGGAATATTTAAAAATGTTCCTAATATGTTGCCAAAACCAGTGACCTTTCGAGGGACTTGCAACAAACTGTCTCCAAAGCTTTGACGGTACGTCATAATACATGTAGATATCATCAGGGCCGCCGTTTGAGCCCTTAAACTGTATAATCATGTCACCTACTTTATCATTCTTAGGCTCAAATGCGTAACTCCAGATATTGGATGATTTAACTCTAATAAGTTTCTTTATAAAATCACGAGATGAAATTGCTGCAGTAACAATCTTTTTACCATTTACAGTAATGCTAGAATCAATGGGCTGTAATTCAATAGAAGCAACTCCATAGGTTCTTAAAGTTTTCTCAACAAAGTCGATAAACTCTATAGGTTTTTCAAAATATATTTCTTCTAAAAACATTGCGTCTTTGTATACGCTAACTATTGCTTTGTTGTCGAGTAGTTCGCAATAAATAATAAGATTACTACTTACTTCATCCTCGAGTGCATCAATACGCCGGAAAAAATTCATTTCCAAGGGTTCAAAACCTAGCATTGTAATAGCGTCGATAAATTCTGTGTAATTAGATTTTATTGATGTCTTCATAATAGTTATCTCTCCAAGAAACGCCCATGCGAACTTTAGCTTCTTTTCTTAACGATTCTAATGCACTATACGCAGAAGTTATATTTACTGCATTTCTAAGCGGCCCATACTTGATACATCTTAGAATACTTCTACGCATAGGTGCATATGTTTTCTTATCAACTATATCATATTCATCTTGCGATATCGCATGAATAGGAATTTGATATGCATATTTATCGGAATATACTGACATTATTTCTTTCGCTAAATGCACCCAACATTCATTATCATAAGGGCAATAGAAAGGATTTTCTTTGATGTCAATTCCGAACAAACTCATATCAACACTTCGTATCCTTCGTACTTCTTTTCAATTACTTTCTTTGTATATTCAAGTAACTTCTGTTTGCAGAAAGGCAGGCTGATAAGGTCTTTTGGACCTAATCTTAAGAACCCTAATGTTTGTTCATATTCATCAAGTTGAATTACATTTATCCTTATGTATTGAGCATAAGTAGTAATGTTGAAGTAAATATTCATTTCATAGATATCTTCTTCGATACCATGAAATTCTTTTTCATATCGCTTCATTGCTTTTCTGACTTTTGGGTCAACTTGATATAATAATGTCGTATATATAATGTACTCATTAGGCGGTTCTTCTACTTTATATACACCTGTGAGGTTTTTTGCTAAAAATTTACCTAACCGCTTTACTTGCGAAGGCAAAGGTAAGCGGTTATAGTATTCATCATTATTAGCAAATTTCTGTTTAGCAAAGATTTTCACTTATTTTATACCTCTATATAAATATAAGTTTATTCACTTAAATCTTCCCAAGTACCTTGATTATCGTCATACTGGAAAACATGTGCTTCTTTAACCCACTGTCCTATATCTGCGTGATAACGCCATACATACTGTGAGCCATTTTCCCATCCAGGTTTGTTAGGGTCATATTTATGAGTAGGATAAGGTTTCCACTTAGCATAGATAGTAGTATCTACCGGTGTTTCTAATTGAGTAACTATAGGTTGTGTGCAAGCTGAATCGTAGAACCAACCTTTGAACATATAGCCGCTTCGAACAGGAACAGGCATCTCAGATACAAGCAGTGTAGCGTTGCCATAAACTGCGTAAAGTGTTAAACCGGTATCAGTTACAATGTTATCTTGATTGTATCTGTAATCCGGAACAGTTGCAGAAGGGCTGGAGTTTTCTGTATATCCTAATTTTTCTGCAGGTTTAGCAACAGATGCAGGATATGTAGGTATCAATGAACTATCACCATAATTATAAGTTATAGTAACATAATGTTCATCAGGTTCTGCAATAGTCGAGCCCCACTGGAATGTTGCATTACCCCACTGAGCGTAGAAGGTTACATTACCTGCAGTATTATAGCTATCTCCAGGACTATAAGACGTACCGGTATCATCAGCTTGTGTATTCCAGTGCAAAAATTCTCTAGGAGCGCTAAGATTAGTTGAACTACTTGCAGGTTTAGATGTGTAATAAGTATTTGCAATTTCAAATGTAGGACCCGCTGCAATGGTAAGCGGATGTATATTTGAAAATGATGCAGGACCAGGTAAGTTAGATACTGGAGCACCGTCACTATTAGCATCATATGTAGCTGTATACGGTGTTTCATATGTAGGTATAGATAATGTTAAAGTCTTTATATGAGTGTAGGTGCCTGAAGCATTGAAGCAGTATTTATTACTGTGCATGCAATTCTTCCTACTTTTTACATAGAATTTAACAGTGGTAGTACTACTTGTTGAAGTAAATGAACCTGTAGGATTATACGCGTTTAATTTACTCCAATTTTTATCATTAACTTCCTTGGATGCTATTTTCTGTTTAGAACCGTCATTTACTGCAATATAAGACCATATCTGATAACCATAATAGCTGTCAGAATGGGTTGTTTTGGAACCCGTAACTTTCCAAGATACTGTAGAACTTCCCTCATTTCGAGTGAATGTTATAGTAAATTTTGAAGTAATTGTAGGCGAGCTACTGCAATTTGCAATACCTGAACCATGTATCTTCTGGCTAACGCTGTGAGATATACTTGCCATTTATTATTCCCAACCTATACCAATTGAACCATCAGGGATAGGGCCTGTAGGTGCTGTTGAAGATATATACAATCTTAAACCGTTGTTAAACTCGATGAATTGAGTTCCTACCTTGACAGATGAACCTGCTTTAAATTTTGCTAAATTAGTATCATTTTCTGTACCATTCTTATCAGCAGTGATTTCGATATCATACGGAGAAGCTCCGCCGCTACGAACAACTACTTTATTAGAAGCAACACCTGTCAATGTGTTGTCAATTGTTCCCTCATCAAGTTTATTGATACCGATAGTATTGTTAGATTGAAGTTCTCTACCTACATTGTGAAGTTTTGTTCCAAGAACATCTATCTTCTTTCCTTCGTATAATGCTTGTAATAAATCGCTCCAAGCAATATTTTCTGCAGGGCCTTTAACAATAACATTAGGAGAAGAACCTGTTAAATCATAGGAAGTACCTGTGGTATCTGATAAAGCTACGAAGTTTGCAGATACACTACCTACTGTCAATCTTGCTTGAGCATTACCTGTAGGAGCGCTTCCTAAATATGTTAAAACTGCAGTACTTGACCAGTTATTTACGTTGTTGTCTCCGCCTTTAACAAAAGCGAAAGTATTAGTTGATGTGTTATTGTAAATAGCAAAGTTATTAGGCATCTGCGTTTTGTAATTGTATGCCTCTGTACTATTTGTAAATCCTTTAACCGTTCCAGGAGCTGCTGTATCTAATGGAATAAGTGTGTTAGGACCAGATGCTGTAACTTTCGCAGCATAGAGGGCAGGAGGGAAGAAGTTAGCATTACTAGGTTCAGATTGACTTGCTTCGTTTTGAATCTGTGCAGCAGTCATTCCAGGATACCAAGCAACAAGTGTATTAGAACTATCACTGCTACCTAATGTAACTTCACTTACAGATATAGGAAGTGTTGAAGACGAATAGTGCTGCTTGTAGTAGTCATCAAGGTCAATAGAGTTAAAATCAATAATAGAATTAGCCCTTACTTTGCTATCTTTAACTTTATAAATGCTTATACCGTCAATTTCGTATGAAGGGTCTGTACCTTCATATGCTATATCTGAAGGAAGTGTCCTCTTTAAAGACGTGATTAAACTGTATGCAGAACTAGGAACACTAAATACAATTTTGCTTGCCCACGGAATAATTTCGGGTCCAAGCATACCACCATCTGCCCACTCGTTGTGCTCAATATCAGTAGAGCCGCCAAAGCTGTAGCCCTCGCTAGTTTCTGTAGCAAAACCGGAAAGACTTTGGAGAATGCGCTTATTAGTAAATCCTGTAAGGAGAATTAAAACGTCATTAGTAAGTGTAGCGGTAACGTACAATCTTACTACTGTAGACGAATTATTGAAATTTGGGTCAATATCTTTCTCCGGATTACCAGGTGCATCATATCTATATGTTACAACGATATTGGTTCCAGATTCAGGTGCTTCATCAAACACAATAGAATGTGTAGCTTCTTCATATGTATAATCTGTTGTACTTGTTTCATCTTCGTATACAGAAATGATTTCAAGAGCATCATATTGCAATACAAAGGTTGTTTGTTCACCAGTACCTGTAAACGGTTGAGAATTAGTTTCTGCTCTTGCTATCCAATTAGCTTCTGAAGTATAAACAATACCTTCGGGAATTTTAAGGAACTCCGCTAATGAATTTCTGTAATCTGTATAGTCAGCAATAGTATCTACCTGAGGAGGTACATCAGTATTACTAGGAGACGCATCACCATCATTCTGAATAAGCGGACCATAAGAAATAACCTTATTAGCCCAAGTATTTGTTTCATCCCAACTGCAAGTTCCTATAAATGGATTAGCAACAATTAAACCTGCGGCAGACAGATTTGAGCCTTGAGGAAGCGGAAAATCTTTAATACCTGCGGCAGTACCTTGAGGAACTCTAAGTATCATAGAAGCACCTGAGCCTATCATAGACGCAAGCCACTTGTTTTCATCAGGAATTTCGTTTTCAGGTACTCCATTGCCTAAAGAGTTACGCAGGAATATCTCCCATGCAGATAAACCAACAACTCTACCTTCATTATAAATTTCTTGTGGCATTTATCTATTCTCCTTAAGTATTCTGAATAAGATATTTAATTGCATCTATTACAGTAGTTGCTGTCCATTTAGTTTCGTCAAAATCACCTGTAGTTGCAGAAGTACATCTGTATAACTTCATTTCATCTACTGCATCCGATGTACAGAAAGAACCAACTACATAACTTGTAGACGTATCATATGGTTCAGCAATGTACTTACTGTCAATCATAGAATCTAAATCAGCGTAGATGCCGGACAACTGCCCATTTACATAAGTAGATGTATAATCAACAACTGCATCATTAGTAGGTAATGCATCTGGATTATACGCAGTGTTTGCATGCATGTATGTAATCTCAATAGAGTCTCCAGCACTCGGAGCTGTATTGAATATAATTGCATCGTCATCAGCATTAAGTGAGTAGTCTGTATCAGGAATATCTACATCATTTACTGTAACTGAAATAATGTTAGTTGCAGCATAATTCAAATCAAATGTTGTAGTTGTACCATCACCTTCGGCAGTTACTGTATCTTGAACATCTCCAGGTTCAATAGAAGCTGCAGTAGTTGAACCACAGGCATTACCTACAGGATAAGATACACCATTGACTAAGAATGATTTATTAGACAATGTTTGGGAATCAGCTAAGTTAACAACTTCTCCACCATTACTAAATATTTTGTGATTCTGAATATATACAGAAGAATCTGAATATGTTTGTACGCCTGCGCTATCTTGTGTAGCTGCAGCTACAAGATAAAGCGAAGTAGCGGCACCAGAATATGTACCGGAACCTGCAGTATTGAGAGTATCGACAGCAGCTGTCCAAGTACCGTCGCCTCTTAAGTAATAACCAGTCTGTGCATTTGTAGGCTTAGGAACAAGACCATTGCTTGATGTACTAAATGGACCTACCCAAGTACCGTCGCCTTTCAATACTTTATCAGCACTTGCCCCTGATGCAGGAACAAGGCCATTTACAAGAGTGCCCCCAGTACCATATACAGGAATTGTTGCCCAACTAGCATCACCCCTTAAAAATTTAAGTAAAGGGTCAACTGTAGATAATTGCGGAGCTAAACCGGGTGCTGTAGTCGAAACTACAGTATATGCAGGAAGTGGAATAGGATTTCTAGTATTACCATTACCTAAAACTAATAATAACTCATTAGTTGTATCATTAAATGAAGCATTTACAACATAGTTGTCATCAATTGTAAGGTTATTTCTATCAGCGATTGCTTTTTGGGCTAACGGAATTGTAAAATTGCTAGCCTGTATCCAACCAGTACCTGACAACAAGAGTCCAGTGTTGTCCGAAGGTGTCGTAGTATTTGTTCCAGGAACTAATCCAGCAACATTTGAAGTGTATACTTGATATTCTGTATTATTAGCTTTTATTGTATTAGAACTTCCATCGCCTTTGGTAAATGTAATAAGTGTACAATTATCAGAAATGTCAGTAGAACCAGATGCACTGAAGATATAACTTGTTGTAGCTTCACCAGGCTGCTGAGTAACAGGATTATAACTGTACCTTGCGTAATCTGATAACCCAGCACTAGTAGCAGTATTTGCGCTACCTGCGGTATCTGCTTTACCTTCAAGATTTGCATGAATCTTTTTAGACGGTGTAATGTAAATATCATCAGAAAGTTTGATTAAGGTTCCATGTTCATCATCCGCAGATGTAGAGGCAACTAAATAAGCCCTATCTTGGAGCGCAGTTACTTTCTCTGTAAATACTTGTACATCATGGAAGTTATTGAAGATTTCGTAGTAACCGGCATTAGCGTCCCAGCAATAACCATTGTATAGATTAACTGTTCCGCCTTCACCATCAGGTATTTCAACCGGATTACCTTCGCCATCTAATGCTTTAACTACAAAGATTGTAGTAGGTTCTCCTGGATGCTCTAAATCTACTACAGGTAAACTTGCTACAAACCTAATGCTACTTGCATGTCTGCGAACTAATTCACCAGATTCTGTAGGTAAATCATAATAGAACCCATCAGTATCATAGGTTGCAACTATATTACCGGCCTTAATAGGAATTGTATCTAATTCGTCATATGAAACGAAGTAATATTTTCTGGGATAACTTGCATCCATTTGTGTACCTCACAATTATCCTTTACATAAAATTATGTAGTGATAGTAATACCACTACATAATAATTAAAGGTTAGTGAAGTTGTGTGTTAGCTGTTATCAATCTTTAAACTTCGGAATATGATTCGCAGCTTCAATCGCTTCAATTCTTCTTTTTAACATTCCGTTTTCTTTAGATAGCTCTGCGTTATCTTTTATGATTTTCTCATTGTTTTCCTCTGCATCATAAAGTTGGTCTTTTAAGTTGCAAATTTCATGGAAATTGATTAAACGCATAACAAGTGCGCCTATTGCTATTCCAAGTATGCCCATCAGTAATTTAATTCCCATAAAACACCTCCTTTACAAATTAGAATTTGGGATAGTATACATATAATCCCAAGGCATTGCATATTCAATCTGTCGTGCTATCGCAAATACTCTATCATCTTTATATCTAGGAGCGATTACTTGCATACCGATAGGCAGTTTTTCATTAGACATACCGATAGGAACTGACGCTGCTGGAAATCCAATCATATTCTCTAAATAAGTATAAGCAAAGCCAATGAGCGGGTCTATAGCAACTCCATTTATGTTATCAGGGCCTTTTGTATTGTTGTTTGTTCCATTTTTAGGATTCAAGCAACCTGCTATCGGTGAAATGATAATATCATAATCCTCAAATATATTACAATGAGCATCTAAAATATCTGTTCTGATTTCATGGAACTTTCTATAATCCATCATTGTAGATGCAAAAGCAATACTATCCCAGTAAATGAATTCTTCTGGAAGGTCATCTGCATGTTCTCCAATTAAGTCGAAACCGTTACGCTTTGCTAACGCGTTGTCGATAGATGAATCTACGCTAATTCCTCTTAACCAGGCCTCTTCCATTTCTCTAGGAGTGTAATGGAAATCAAAATGAACTTCCTCTACAATGTTCCCAAAATTTTTGAGCACCTCTATTGTTTTAACAAACTCTGCTTCAATTACAGGGTCAGGATGAGGGAAGATATCAAAATTATATGTGTAACCTATACGGTAGTGCTTATCACGGAGCATCTTGTTTTTATCTAGTATATTATCAACCAAATGCTCAGGAGTGATTACACTAATCGGGTCTCTAGGGTCATGCTTTATCATTTCGGCAAGTACTGTTGCAGAATCGTCTACTGTTCTAGTTATCGGTCCACCACAACAATAGGGGTGTGTAGCTGTCCAAGCATCGGGTCTGCATACACTAGGAACAAGTCCCGCAGAAGGTTTATGGCCGAAGCAACCGCACCAAGCAGAAGGAATTCTAATAGAACCACCAGCATCTCCACCTTCAGCAATAGCCATCATTCCAGAACCTACAGCAGAAGCACTGCCACCAGAACTTCCACCAGAATTATATTCTGTGTTAAACGGAGTAGATGTAGGACCATACATTTTATTATCTGTGGTTCCTCTGAAACCAAAAGCAGGAGCATTTGTTTTACCTATTACTATTGCACCAAGATTCTCCATTGCTTTGCAGATTTCTGAATCATAAGCATCTACAGCTATAAGAGATTTAACTCCTCCATGTGAATTTGTCCAACCTTCTTTACTAGGTAAGAAATCTTTGAGTCCAACAGGAACTCCGGCTAAAGGACCTACATAGATTCCTTTTTCCAGTTTATCTTCAATCTTCTTTGCCGCTAATCTAGCTTCATTAAATTTAGTATATACAATCGCATTAACTTTAGGATTAATCCGATTAATCCTTGCTTCATATTGGTCAAGAATTTCTGTAGGAGTTATCTCCTTATTGTTGACCATATTTCCTAATTCTAATGCTGAGCAATAAAAAATATCCTTCATTATGTTCTCCTTAAATGAAATATAAAAGAGTGGGCAGTATATGTCCACTCTTTATAACGATTTTTATTTTAGTAAATGTTACAGCGTTCCTTTGTAAGCAAGATAGCATTCTGCATCATATTCATCTAAATCATATGTATCTACATCTGGACCATATGCATCGTAGAGCTCCTTGCCGTAGCGAATCATTGCTTCTGGTGACCAATCTTCGTCGTCCCATTCGTCATCATAAAAGTAATTTCTTCCGATTCGGATTACGTCATCAGTTACATCGCATAACTCGTTGCCGACCACAAGACCTAAGAATTCATCATCATTGAGTAATGAAATGATGTGATAAAGTTCACCATAACCTTCATCTGTAAATGAGCCTGGCTCGTCTGCATATCTTGTCTGATAGACACGCCATACCTGATAATCCTCATATCCAGGAGGAAGTAACTGTGCAGTTAACTCTTCAGAATCATATGTTCCAAAACTAGAGGTAATATCTTTATAACACCTCTTTATAATTTTCTCCATTTTTTCTTGTCTGTCCATAAGTAATTCCTCTGATAATTTAGAATATCGTAATAAATTAAGGTTATCGAACAGATGATAAATGGAGCTCTTGTACCTTGCCTTCAATCTCTTTACGTGCATCTGAGTCTTTGCGCAGCGCTGGTGATATGAAGGTTGCATCAGTTAATCCTTCGGACCTAGAACCTCTAGCACTTACACAGCAATGATTCATTACAGAACGAACATAAACTCGGTTTGAACCTGTAGCTAACTGGATACATTTTGCAATATCTGCGTTAAGTTTTTCTTGAAGCTGAAATCTTTTAGCGCACATATCAACTATTCTAGGTATCTTGCTAAGTCCAATAACTCTATAACCTTCAGAATCATCTTTCCGATTCCAATATTCAGGAATGTAAGCAACATAAACAGTTCCACTCATACTAGCCATATGGTGTTCGCAATGACTATAAACATTTTTTACTTCCTTAATTACAATTGAATCGTAACTTACATTGAAATCTTTTCTAAACATTTTTGCGATTTCATCGTTAGTATAATCTTCGCCTTCAAGAAGTTCAGCCCAATACTTCGCTACTCGCTTAGGAGTTTCTTTGAGCCCTTCCCTTTCTACATCTTCACCCAAAGCAATAAGGAGATTTTTAACTGCCTCCTCTACCTTAGGCATATCAAGATTCTTATAACTCATGTTATGCCTCCCAAGGATAAACAATCCATTTATTTTCTTTATATCGCATGAAGTAATCAGGAACTACGCAACTTGCTGTATTGTAATACATAGATGCAATCTTATAACCTTTATTAGCCCAAGCTTTCGCAGTATCACCAGTGTCAATGATATCATCTACAACTAAACAGCCTTTCTGTGGAGCACCTAAGAAAGGCAAATTGTACTTGTGAGATATAATAACTGCAAAGATTAATCCACCTCTAGGCGGACCATATACGCCTGTAAAGTTAGAACTAGAAATAAGAGGTTCTAGTAATGTGATAAAGGCATCGACATCATCCCAAGTTACTTTAACCTTTTCGACTGTCATATCACGCAAATCTCTTTCGTTTTCCATGATTAAACTCCTTGTTTATTACCCCAGACTAATGTATGAATCTGAGGTAATATGTAAACATTTTCAAAATTGCTAGGGAATTGATTAATTCTATTTAACAATTCTTCATAATCAGATAAAACTCTATCGCGAATAGATTCTTTAGTATCTACATCTGAATTACCTACGCTAAGATATAATCTAAGATTGATATTGTTATCTCTTTTATTTGTAAATTCATTTACGAAATTTGCATAGTTTCTTGCAAATGTTATATCCTCTGCATTAAATACCGGAATCTTAATAGCAATAGTACGATTACTTTGATTATTGTTATTAATAAATTCTGTAATAGTATCATAAGTATCTAGCATACCGCTCGAAGGCGCTTTAGGACTAAATACTATTGTATCAATCATAGTTAACCAATCAGGAATTAAATCTCCTTGTGTTTCTATATCAACTAATATACCAAATGCCTTTAATTTGAATAATACATAAGTGAAATCATATAAACAGGGATTGCCTCCTGTAAGTACTATATGTTTACAATTATCAGTAAGGCATTTATGAATAAGCAGCTGTGCAAGCGTTTCGGGTTCATATTGAATTACTTCACTTGCATTTCCATTCCAAGTATATTTACTATCACACCAAGAACATTTAAAGCTACATCCCTTTACACGGACAAAGATGCATCTTGCACCTACATTAGGCCCCTCGCCTTGCAACGTAGGGCCAAATATCTCTACAATAGGAATTTTGCTCATCAGTCCGGCTTCCTTTCATATGTAGCTATGTTTCCTTCGCTTTCCTGAACATCTACTCTACAACAATATCCTACATCGCAAAGTTCGTCTACTTTATCGCAAATCCACTTAGCAATATTTTCTGCAGTAGGGTTGATACCTGGAAGCAAATCATTAAGATATCCATGGTCTAAGAATCCATGAATTTCTTTCTTAACTTTTGCAAAGTCAACAATCATTCCATATTCTGTAAGCTTGTCAGCTTCGCAGTAAACTGTTATATACCAGTTATGACCATGAAGGCCTTGGCACTTTGATTCATAAGGCAGTGAAAGCTGATGACTGCCTGCAATTTCCATACGCTTGCTAATTCTCCATCTTTCCATGGATTAGTCCTCCTCATACTGAATAGGGTCTGTAGTATTGTTTGCTTTAAATGCTGCAATTCTATCTATGCAAGTTCCGCACTTTCCGCAGGCTTTATCTCCGCCTTCATAACACGACCAAGTTAATTCATAAGGAACATTCAAACTAAGCCCTGTTTTTACTACTTCTGATTTATTCATGTTAACCAGCGGAGCAACTACTCTTACTTTACCATATGTTCCGATAACAATTGCAGTATTCATTGCTGAAGTAAATTCTTCACTACAATCGGCATAAGCTCTACCTGCGGCGTCATCTGCATGAGCGCCTAAATAAATATCTACATCGTCATTAGGATAAATAGATTGAGCAAGAGCCGCTACAGCTGAAAGCATGAGGCCATTTCTAAAAGGAACATAAGTGCTAACTTTACCTTCACCATTCTGTGCAATCTGGTCTGCATAACTCTGCTCAGGTATATCTTCAGTACTGTGAGCAAGTAATGAACAATTACTATACTGCAAAACATTTGAAAGGTCTAAAACATAATGATTTACTCCATAGTATTTTGCAATCTTATCTGCACATTCGAGTTCTTTAGAATGTCTTTGACCATAACTGACAGATACAGTGCTTACATTTTCTTTACCTAAACTCATAGCAAGGGCAACACAAGTAGTTGAATCTACTCCGCCGCTTGATAATACTAATGCTTTTTTCATTTAATCCTCCTTTTCATATAATTCTGGAAACGCTAACATGATTAAATCTTCAATTCTATGATAAGTATCTGTCTGGCCATAGTATCCTGGTTTATATCTCTTATGAAGATGATATACTGGAGACCCAGTTTTCTTACTATACCTACAAGGTCTAATTATTCTGGATTTATAATGTACTTCATGAATATCGCACTTGTGCGTTTTACCGTGAATTCTGCTTCGAGTAACTACACGGCTAACACTTCTGACTCTGCCTATATTAGATACTTCATAAAGATTTTCATAATTAGGAATAGGACGCCAGACTTCTTTCATATTGACCTCACATATCAAATCTTATAGCACGATTACTTGCATCTCTGAGGGCGTCAAGCTGACGAGATTTTGCGTAATCTGCATAATCAAACTTAGGATTAGCCCAATTGACGAAAGGAAATATACTAATACCTCCTCTAGGTGAGAAAATACCTCTTACTTCGATGTACTTTGGGTCCATTAGTTTAATGAGGTCTTTCATTACGATATTCATACAGTCTTCGTGGAAATCACCATGGTTTCTAAAAGAGAAAAGATAGAGTTTAAGCGATTTACTTTCTACCATGTTTTCATTAGGAATATAGCTAATAATTACTTTAGCAAAATCAGGCTGGTGTGTCTTCGGACAAAGACTTGAAAATTCATAAGCATCAAAACTTACAACATAATCATTGTCCTGATGTTTGTTGATAAATGTTTCAAGTACTTCAGGGCAATAATCTGTAGGATACTTTGTATTCTGATTTCCGAGCAGTGATACATTACCGAGTTCTTCAGTATTTCTTGACATATGATTCTCCTTGTGAAAAATTAAAAGGTGTAACCTATAAATATAGATTACACCTACTATAACGATTATTCGTGTTGTGTAACCTGTTATTTTTGTTTAATGAGGGGCTGTCAAGGTAGTTACAAAACCCTCTAAAATATTTAAGCAGCTTTATGTGCGTCGATATAAGCTTGACCTACTTTCTCCTTATCCCATCTACGAACAATTACAAGTCCAAGAGGCGAGAAAATAAGTTCTGCAATAAGCTCAAACAAACCGCCGAGAATAGCTGTTCCTACGCAAGTAAGAATAGGAAGCGATGTACCCCAATAGATAGGAGCAAAGATGCAATAAACACCTGCGATAAACAAGAAGTTATCAATGGCCTGACCTACAAATGTCGAGCCCCAACTTCTCATGAAGAAAGCAATACCACTATCTGGATTCTTCTTAAATAACTTGCCGATAGCTGCATTAAGCAAACTGTTGATAATTCCTGAAACAACAAATGCTACTGTAGAACAAAGTACGATAAACCAAACACTACCAAAGATATAATTGAATTCGGTGTAAGGGTCTTGAGTAGGAATTGCAGCTACAATTGCGAGGAATACTACAGCAAAAAGATTGCCTACAGCAGAAAAGATGTTGAGCATGATTGAAGCTCTTGCACCAAATCTCTTTGTTACTGTGTCCATGCAAAGGAACGGAAGCCAAGAAAGAATAAATCCACCAGTTACTGCAACATTAAAAGCATTAAAGATAATCTTACTAGCAGCCAAGTTCATAAGAACTGTACCAAGAACAAATGCTACTGTTACAAGAGCGGGGATGTTATTCAACAGCAATTTATAGTCCGCTATCAAAGACTTTGTTTTTGAAACCATGGTTTGATTCCTCCTTAAAATATAGTTTTTATTTGTAAAGCGGAGGATGTCGTAAGGAAGTACGAACTCCGCTGATTACCAAAAGGAATAGTATATCTATACTATAACGATTCAGGAATTATTAAACTTCTCTAATGAGCCAACAGGTACCATCATCGGAAGGACCAATCTGGAATTCAATACCATCAATTTTTACATTCCAAGAAGTCCAACTACCACCCCTACCTGTTCCAAAATACTTACCACCGAGGTCAGCAAGCAAATCATCAATAAACGCTATCAAAGCATCACGGCTTCTATCATCAGGAGATACATGAATTCCGTCATCTTGTGTATCATAATATAAATTAGTTGAATCAAGATAATTTTCAATCTTTGATGTAACAGCATCTGCGGTTTCAACTTCTTTAGTATAGTTATCAGCCTGCTCTTTGAAGTAAACAAGATTGCTTTGAAGCCATTCAAGAATTAAATCAATTTTTTCGTCAAAATCAACGATGCCTTTTTTCTCAGCGAGGCCTTCCCAAACATGTTTAATATATTTAGGATTATATGATTGAATATCACAAGCATCAAGTTCTGCTTGATTTTCGCATCTAGCCACAGTTCTAATGTCCTTGCGGATAGCAGCTACTTGTGCAGGCATACCCTGCGCTTGAGTTCTTCTATATGATTGTCTAGCAGATTTGATATACTTTTTCATGATGTGCTCCTTACATAGAATTACTAACTTATACTAGAATATAAGGTTATGATGGTTTAAGTGTTAAGCTCAGGCTCAGGTTCAACATGCGTGAAGCATTCGTTCTTTACAGGGAAACCATGGTCATCAATAATAGCAACAGCATGAATAGGCACAGAGCTTACTACTGCACTTGAGCATACAGTATAGAATTGTTGTTCTGCTTGTGGGAGGTTGTCATACTGATTGACAATATTTGCCGTCGTTCCTGCGGTGGTCTGTAATTCGATTACAAGGTAGTTCATAATTTTGTTCTCCTTTATGTTAATCTTTTATGTACTGAATTGTTAATCTATTTACCTGACATGCAGCATCTCTGGAATTGTAGAGGTCAATTTTTCTCTTATCAGATACATTTGTCTGTATTCCTACAAATTTCCACAGACCGAATACCTGACCTGATGCACTCCAATAAAATGCTTGTCCGTCAATAGCATTTATACTTACATCACTGATAGTAACACAGCCATAGTTCCAAGAATTTGCGGCTACAGAAATATCGGATGAAAGTACAATGGTTTTCTCATAAATGGGTCTGCCATCTATCCAATAACCAACAATTTGTTCTGTATCAGAATATATATGCGGAAGAATTACGCCATTGTCAGTTTCGTTTGGTTTAGCTTTTATCAAACCGCCTACAAATAACTGATTATTAGCATCTGGAATTCCATTTATGGCAACCGAACGAGTTAATCTATCGACAAACATTATCGGAATGCCCTTACCTATAGTTAGAATATATTCGGTCTTATCGTTGCTAGTATATTCATCCCATATAAGAACCTGAATTTCCCACTCTTTAGTATTATCAAGTCCTTCAGGAGGGTTTAAATATGTAGCAGTCCCGCTAGTTATTGTGCCGTCCGAAGTCCAAACAGAAGTATCTTTCTGTCTATGGCTCGCACTGATATACATAGTATTTGTATTTAATACTGGTGAAATATTACCATTAACAGTAAGCGCCGTTGCGTTTTGGAAGTTACCATCACGAACTGCTGTACAATTAGCTGTCGGATTAGTCCAAGACTGTATCGGAATATCAATTGCTTGAGTTGCAGTATTGCCTCTACTATCTGTAACTGTTACTGTCGCTGTATAAGTTCCTGCTACATCAGGATTTGTAAATGTAACATTTCCAGAACCGTCTGGAGTATAGTCATTACCATTGATATTCAAATTATATGAAGAAATACTGGCGGATTTCTTTGCAGTAGCAGTTGCAGTATGAATTTGAAGTGTACTTTGTTTCTGAACTATTATTTGATTACTTCCGGTTCTCGAAACTGTAGTTGCATTAGTATCTTGGAAAGTAATGCCATTTGGAGTAGGGTTAGCATCTACAATTTCCATAGTAGCAGATTTTGTTTGCGTATAATCTGTCGAATCTATAGTTGATTGCAACTCAAATGTTATTGGAAGAGAATTAGAACTAGGGGCTGATGCTAACATGCTGCTGATATTAGCTGCAGTAAGTGTAGATGACGTAAATGTGTATGGTGAATCAGATGCGTCATCTTGTAATGTAACCCAACTAGTATATTGGTCCACACTACTTGTATTAGTCCATTTTATTCTAAGTTTAAGGTCAGTAGCTAATCCTGCGGGGTTTGAAAATGTTACTGTAGGATAGCTCTCATCAGTAAAATTTGTTGCTGAATCTATAAGAGCACATCTATCAATATGTTTTAAAGTATAAGATGCTTTACCATCTTGTGCCTTGTCATCAGATGACCAGTATATGTTTGCCTGGGCAGACATTGAAACAGTTTTTGTACCATCTGTACCATGTGTAATGGTGAGTGTGCCTGTTTTCTTATATTTACCACCCCCATACATATTGAATTTAGAAGTAGTATTTACAACTTTTGTACCGTTGATTTTAACTATTACTTTATAGCAGGTTATATAATAACCTGACGACATTGTACCATTTGATTTTACGGTCCAGTTAATAGTAGTCGTATTATTTGCAATATTTTGAGATTTTATTGACCATGAAACATTTAGACCAATAGTACCTGAACTACTTGTCGAGTACTTACTAGTATTAAAACTACCATTTGTTACTTCAGCCATATATGTTCCTCACTTATGTACCGACTACTCCAACAAGAGCTATGCCGTCATTAACTACAATATCGCTACTATTAGTTATTGTAATCGGTATAAAATCAATCTTATCCCCGATTCGAAGTTTATCTTGAACTATACAATTTTTTATTCTAAACTCGTCGCCTACTACTCGGAATAGTTGTGTATTGTTTGCATCATAACCTGCAAAGAAAACATTATTGTCAAATCTAACATAGGGGCGAGCATTTCCAGAACCTGAACCATAGAACTTAACTCCTAAGTTATTCATAAGTGCAATAACATCACCTTGTTCATTTTGAAGCTCAATAGTTCCGAATTGGTCGTTTAATCCGCCTCTAACAAGTTTACCGCCGTTTATCATTGCAGCAGTAAAATTAGCTATAGTAACTTGAGCAGCATTCAAAGTACCTGAAGTTAGAAAATCTGCAACTCCATGACCATTAGAATCAATTATTGTAGTATATTGGCCACCATAGCCGGTACTTGAGAATCCAAATCCTGATGTGCCATTAAATCTCCATACCTTTGTGGTAGTTGCATTTATGTCGGGGTTATTAGTAACCAGAATCTCATTTGGATTACCATCAGCGTCTAATCGCAAAATTACTGTACCATTTGCATTACCTGTAATTACTTCAGAAACTTCGGCTAAACGCTCATCTAAAACCGCTGGAGTTATAGTAGTTACCGCATTTTCCCAATCGTCTTCATCGAAAGAACCAGAAGCTTTGTCAGTAATACAACATGCAATATTATCTTCAGTAGTCCATAAATCGCCTTTAGAATATGGAGGAGTAGGTTGGATTAAAAATACGCGGGTTCCTGTACTTGCTATATTATTCCAAAGGTATTTTTCTCCCGTTGTTACAAGAGAAGTAGCAGTACCACCGCTTTCAGCAGGCAGGCTTTGATAGGTAGAACCTATATAATCTACATTATTTTTAACTATCTTGCTCATAGTTCAGCTCCCTCGATTAATCATTAGTTATAAATACTATTGAATGTCCTACAACTGATGTAGCTGCTACAGTAATGCTACTTCCCATATTGCGCAAATTAAAATTTCCGTCGCTCTGCAAATTAAGTCCTATTGCAGCACCACTATAGTAAGAAGTATTTTGTATATTATCAATAGGTAGAGGTCCTCCAGACAGTACTCCTACAAAACCATTGGCGCCATTTGCAACTGCTGAACCATTACCATTAAAAGTTATACGTATCTGAACAATATGCCCTACTTTATATGCATTGAGTTCAGAAAGAACCCAGTTTCCGCTAGATTTAGTAACAGTATATAGATTTGATATATCCTGAACTGGAGCAGTTATAGTACCAGTGGCTTGAATATTAGTGGCTTGAATATTAGTAGTTGATAGTATTTGTGAGCTTGGGTTATATTTGAGCGTAGAACTCTTTCTAACCCCCTCAGTTCTTGAGGTATTATCGGCAGTCCCGCTTAAAAGAACTTCATAATTAGCATCATTATTAGTTCCTGTTTGAGTAACTTTATTATCACTACTATTTGAATAGGATATGCCGTTTTTTATTATCTTTGTCATAATTTGCAATCATCCTTTAATCATCGGTTATAAATGTTCCTGTAAATATTACTTCCTGTGATTCTGAAAAGGTTGCGCTCGCTACCAAGTTTCTACAAATAATAGCACCTGTTGCTGTGATATTCATACCTTGAATAGTGCTTCCAATAAAGGTCCATAATTTTGCCTCAACTATCGGTAATGCTCCTGCCGTAATATTTCCTACAAAGCCGTTGCTCCCTGCAGATACAGCTGAGCCGTTACCTTTTAAAACAAAATTTGCAAATATGATATTCCCGCACCTGTGAGCCTCTATCCTTTTAACACTCCAGTTTCCGCTTGTTTTGGTAATCGTGTATTGACTTGAAATATCCTGAACAGACATTGAATTACATTCAATGCTATTAGCAGACATACTGGAAGCAGATAAAGTATGCGTAGCAGATACAGAACGAACATGGAGTGTAGTATTTTGAGTGCTGTTTCGCCAAGTATGAGTATCAGAATCATACATAAGCAACTGACCACTAGATGGGTTGATAATATCAACATCAGTAAGGTCATTGATAACTACTGCATTACTATCTCCGACATCCGTAATAAAATATGTAACTGCAGGGTCTTTGTACGAAAGGGCGTTGTATTGTGCTTGTGTACCTTCCCATACTTGAGTCTTGTTAATCCAACTTCCGCTACTATATGTAAGAACTTGATTATTTGCCGCCGATGAGATATTTACGTCAGTTATAGAGTTCAATGCAGGTTTATTACTCAAATCGTTGAAACTTCCTGAAGTGGCAACTGTAGCTAATGAGCTATTTACCCAAGTAGTTCCATTATATTTGAGGACCTGATTATTGCTAGGAGAAGATATTGATACACTAGATAAATCGCTAAGAGCTGGAGTATCTAATGTTGTATTTACCCACTTTGAACCATTATATCCCAACACCTGATTTCCAGCAGGGGAAGATATAATTACGTCACTCATACTTGCTAAAGCATAAGTAGGAGTAGATGGTGCATCTGTTATGTAGTAAATTGTATCTGCGGGCTTTGAAGATAATGCATTATATTGAGCTTGCGTACCTTCCCAAATCTTTGAGCTGATAGTAGTGCCACTGAAAGATATTCCTGTACCTGCGGAATAAGTCGTATCAGTGAACTTTGCATCAGACGGTACTGACTTTGCAATAGTGTATCCACTGGATTTTATTCCCCCAGTTGTACCATCAGTAGTAATGACCTGACCAGAAGTAGGTGTTGCAGTAAACACGCCGACAGCTGCGGTGTTATTCCAAGAAGTTCTATTAGCATCAGACTGCATTATGAACATTCTAGGTTCAGTCCTATCTACACCGATAGCTGTAGCGCCGCCAACATCAGAACCGTTATAGTTATCCATATACAGCCAGTTTTTATAGTGACTGTCCCCTGCTACAGTAGCATTTGACATTAAGAACCCTGCTCGGTTTGTTCCAAAGTAATTTGGAGGCTGCTGACCACCATTCGCAGTATATATGCCATAAACAGTATTTGAGTATGTTGCATAAGGTGTTGTAATTGACTGCACGGAACCACTGGACGGCGTAAGTGTAACAGTAGTACCTGAAGTACCAAGTGTATATGTTGTATCTGAACCCCCTGGAGGAGTTTGCCAAGTACCATCCTCACGGAGATACTTTGTTGTACCTGAACCAGTACCAAGTGCCGTCTTTACATTAGTTGCGTTTACAATGTTCTTTACGGCTCGTCTGTGATAAGATGTCGTTGTCGTACCGCCGCCAGCATATTGAGCAACAAGATAATCGTCTTGCTGGGCAGGGGATGAACCCTCGCCCAAGCCATTAATCAGCGATGATAAACTTATAGACTGAGCTGAACCGCTTGACGGCGTGAGCTTAACGCTTTCACCATCTCGCGTCATGCTATAAGTTGTATTGGTATCATAATTTGCGTCAGCTATCCAACGGTCATCTGTTATTGCAGAACCACCGGAAGTAATGGAACCGGCAGGATGATAAGTCATCAGGATATTACAGCCTGCACCATAATGCGTAGTCAGCCTACCGGTATTGTAATAGCAGTTCTTAGCTCCGGTAGTTGTGCCATCAGATAGTGTGAGGTTAAGCGTGGCATTACCACTGCCATTAAACGGCAGATAGTACATGATAGTAAGACCATCATAAAGAGCAGGGATAGGAATAGCTCCCGTCCATGAGCCGGTAGCACCCGTCTGTGTACCTTTTACATAGTACACACCATTCCTTGCATTTCCGTTAATAGGATTAAGAAATCGGGATGAACCGGTTACAATAAGGTTATTAAGCTGTGCCAAGTTATATTACCTCCGCTATATAATAGAAAAGGTTATAATAAGTTAGAGTTCGTAGAATTGATTGGATAGCATATACCCTTTTCCGATTTTTGAATTGTCTAATCCGTTTATATATTCTGTCATTTCTGTGGACTGTGCTATACCCTGCTTATTGATGTTTGATTGATTAGATAAAGGGATTACTCGGCTATCAGCTCTATAATATACGGGGGTTGAAGTCCAATAATACGCATCGAAATCCCTTACAGATTTAGATTTATCCGTAACATACTGAACATGTTGAAATCCCTTATTTGACGCTCCCGTTATGACAGCAGAATCATTGTAAGTTCCGTCAGTATAATATAATCGAAGCCCACAAGGTCGGCATACCCCATCATATATACAATCATCACCATCTATCCATAAATCAATGATATATTGAGTATTTGCAATAAACTCATTTCGTAAAATATAGCTTTCATCCCCGTAATTTTTATAAAAAGGTTCAGGTCTAATATCCATAGCCCATATACCATTCCTCAAAACATACTCACCAACCCCAACATATCTTGGTTTGGTATTATATTTAGCAACATTTTCGGTTGTGAATATATTACACATTACCCTTAAACCTCATTAAATTCATATGCGTACATATTACCTGATTTATCTATACTTGCACTCACCTGATACAACTCTTTTATGTCATCTGCGGATAAGGCTGTTGCATAGATTCTGAAATCTGACATATTGCCTTGATAGTTTTGTGATGATACATCGCGCCAAGAACCGATAAAATAGTCCCCTAGGGGAATATTTGCAGAACTGCCTGAAGACGCAAGTTCTCCGTTTACATAAATCTTGTTATCAGATGTCGTATGCACAAAAGTAAATAAAGTCCATTCATTAAACGCATAGGAACCTGTATTCTTACCCCAATTCCATGCGACATAGACAGGATTAGTTTCGGCCGCATTTCGAGCTTCCAACTCAAAACCGCTAGGGCCTCCGAATATTGTCTGATAGCCTTTTGAACCAATAGCCGTCTTATACGTCCATACTGAAATAGTATAATCAGTTTTACTTGCGGTCGTGATACCAAGCATAGCGTTAAATGGAATCTTGATAGCATTATCCGTTCCGTTGAAATTCGTACTTACTGAATATCGGGCAGTATTTGAATCTACAGTTTGGGTAGTATTGATTTTTCCATGATAATTATATCCGCTACTGTCATATATCGTAGTATCGTTATACCCCATAGCGGAATATTGGGCATCAGATGAATTAGGTAGCCAAGGAGTTGCTTTATCGCCTTTTTCTAATTTAAGATATTTCCAATGAACTGTCGATAATCCTTGCGAAAATGCGGAAAGATAAAAATTTACCGAAGAACCACTTGTATAAGAAGGTACCTCAAAAGTGTACTCAAATCTTATCCAAGTATCTTTTACTACGGCTGATGATGACGGTGTATAAAATCCCGTATCACTTGTAGATGTTGACGCACCCCAACGGATAAACATATTAGCCTGAACTGCATAAGTTTCATTAGAGGGTATTCTGTAATATCCACTCATAGTAAATTTATCACCCGTTGCCCAAGAACTTACTAATGAAGTTATTGCACTATGCGTAACAAATGTCCTTGATGTAGTTGTGGTATCGGTTCTTTTTGATATAAGATACGGAGTGCCATTTTCGTTGCCGACAGATACTAAACCACCCCAATCTGAAGTTCCATTATATCCCGAAGAATTGGTGAGGATATTATCACAACCTCTACCTGAACCATTCAAAGTATAATGAGCTACTAATCCTTGTGAGAGCAATTTTATCTGCTTTGCAGATAGGCACTCATCGTATAAACGGAAGTCATTATAGCAAGCACCTGAACCACCAGTAGATGTTGTATTGATATCATCATAAGAACGGCCATCTATCTGGATATTTAATCGCCCTTCAGGTTTTGCAGTAGTAACAGTACCATATCTTACTTTTGCACCATTTATATACAAAGATACCGTATTACCATCATAAGTGGCAGCTAAATGATACCAAGTATTTGTAGAAAATGAGAAGCTGTAACTATATGAACTACTTGGACCATTTACACCTACATTCAAAGTGGTATTACTTATTATTGAAAAATAGATTTGACAATCATCACTTGTCTTTATATTTTTACAAAAGATTATATTATTGTACTGACCAAAAGATGATGCTTTATACCAAGTTGCAACACTCCAAGCATTAGCTAATATATCAGAATTTAGATGCCAACCTATATGCCCACAAGAACAACCACCTAACTTACCATCAGTGTAAGTAAGATTAGATATTGAATATTTAGGTAGATTTAATAATCCTTGGTTATCTGCATTACCTAAAAATGGCAGCCATATTTGTAATGACATAAAGCTACCCCTTATGTAAAGACGAAATCTATTGCTTGGGTTGTCGAATTATACTGCATTGTCGCAGAACCTCCACCGACCTGAACGCTCTTTGTAGTCAAGACACCGTTTGTTGCATAGACTTCATTGTCGGAATAAGTCTGAGGATTAGCCGCTTGGGATGTGGCACCGATAAGGAATATCTTTGATGATGTATCGGTAGAACCCGCAGTATTCTTGGTGTCGGGCGGTGTAGCCCAATTTCCAGCGTTATTAAGATAAGTAGTCGTAGAACTACCTAATTGAGGTCCGTTTGTAACAGTATTTGTGCCGTTAAACTTTGTAAGATATCCTGACGTGCCAGAACCTGTGATGTTGTTAGCAATACTTGGGGTTACTGTCACAGTCTGAGCTGAACCTCCTGACGGAGTAACTGTGAACCCATTCGTGCCATTTGCAAAAGTATAGGTTGTATTATTATCAGGGACAGTAACTGTTCCTAATGAATCACCGTTCTTGTTTTTCAGAGTAATTGTATGGTCGGATATACTAAAAGAGTTCGCATAAGTCGCTTTGATGTTGTTTCCGCTTTCATCTTGTGTTGCTTTAGTTGCAGAACCAGCAGAAGTCGCATAAGGAGCAGTCACGCTCTGAGCCGTACCGCCCGTAGGAGTAAGTGTAACATTGTTACCTGAGGTTCCGAGCGTATATGTTGTATCCGTAAACACAGCATTACTTGGGACACTCTTATTTACTGTGTATCCATTTACAGTCCTTGCATCATTAGCAATTTGAATCAACCTACTGCCATCATACCTATACCAAGGATTTTCCTCATAAAGGGTTATACGGCAATATGATGTGGTGCTGTCATAACAACCGCCGATAAGAACATAAACTTTTCCCGTTGTATTCGGGGTTTGTGTCCACCATGTTGAATCCAAATAGAACAGACCATCAGAAGTATTGATGGTGCCTACAAGATATATTGGAGTATATGGCGTCAAACAATTAGCTGTTAGCGTTGTATTCAAACAATACCTTGAATCAAAAGCACTCATGGTCTTGTAGATATTACCCCAGCCATCAATATTAGTATTTGGGTTGCGATTAGTATTTGAGTAGTAGATACATCCGCCCACACGGAATCCGTTAGTATTTGCTATTTTTGTGCCTGTTGTACGATTGCTATTGGTAGCTGTTCCATCCGTAGCAGTACAGATATTCTGATAAGTGCCATTACCATCTTCCATCATCAAAGATGTCTGCCAAATACCTTTTGAACCTGTTTTACCTGCAAAATATGTTATCCTGTTTTCAATGGTATCGGAATCTCCACTTTCTTGAAGACCTCTGTCAACTGCATTTATGGCACTTATACCGTTATAGTTAGTTGTACCTGTGCCTGTCCAACTTGCCCATTTTACAGGCGTGTCAAGAATGGTAACCGTACAGTTTTCACACTCATAATAATCGACTTCAAAAGTACGATAATAATTTGAATTTTGATAATTAGAACCATAACGAATAGAAATTCCGATAGCGTGTCCATAGCCTGCATCAAAACCAGCCTTCTTTAAAGGATACGCTGTAATGTAGTAGTGAGCAGTATCTTGCCTTTCATTCCAATTTGCATATATAATTCCGTCAGACCTCCCACAAAGGGTTGACCAAGTATAACTATGATAACTTGAATAACTCGGACAAAAAGAATGAACCTTGAATTTTACTCTCCAAGGTTTATACCATTCATCAGGTTTAACTGACATAAAATACCAAGTCGAATTATCATATGAATCATTTGTAGAATAGTAGCTTGTACTTGCGTAGGTCTTATGAACCAAAGGCACTATGTCTGATTCATAGTGCCTATGGTCACTTCTTGCCTGCGTATTATCTTTAATATCGACAGTAGTATTATTAGGTAATGTTAAGTGTGAAAGGTTTGACATTAGCCTATCTCACTCCTCTTAGTTGATTTAATATTAAGAACCAGTATAAGGAGTAACAACCTTTGTAACTGTTCCATCTGTCTTTGTACCTTGCGTAACAGATGTCGTCTTGTCGTAATTGACATCGACCTGATACTTCTTGGGGGTGTAAGCACCACCAGTTGCTGTTGCCGAGATGTTACCAGAACCAGAAATAGAACCTGTACCTGCTGTAACCTGAACGCCTTTGACATCAATATATACATCTGTACCAGTAAATGTAGGTGTTCCTGCAGAATAAGAACCATCGCCAGTTTTTACTGTAACATCTGATGTCGTAATGGAAGCACCTGTTGCTACAGCAAGCTGCCTAAATGAAAGTGTTTCTGTATTCTGTGTATAGGTCATATAAGTTACTGCACCGGTAGCTGCTGTTGAACTCGGGTCAGATGATGTAACTCCCGTAACAACTGTTTTACTTGTAGGATTTTTAACAGTTGTTGTAGAACCTGCAGAAGATAGTGAAATAGTAGGAGCAGATACTGAACCTGCAGGAGTATAGTTCTTTGTCTTACCGGAAGGAATTGTTGTTGTAGAAGTTACCGGATAATCTTGCGAACTTGTATTATGAGTAGATGTACCTGTAACGCTTGCAGTACCTGAAATTGTCGGCTGAGTAAATGTACCAGTAACAGCTAAGTTACCATTAGCACTTTCTGTAATATTTACTGTTGCAGCTGTACTTGTAGAGTTAGGTGTAGGATTACCATAAGATACTGTAGGAACTGTAACACGGCCCTCATCTACAAATGCGAAGGCCCCAAGTCCCTCTTTACCTAAATGAGCCCACGTAGCTCCATCATAGATAAATTCGTCGGTACCATCGAATACAAGGTCACCAGAATTTGCAGCAACAGATTTATGGCTATTACCATCAATAATTTCTACTGAACTTCTTGTATCTCCATCTGTAAGATGTGTATATGTACTACCATCTACATAAAGTTTACCGATATAGGATACGCCACCGGCTATTGCACTTCGTGCGTATGCGTCCTTGATTTCAAGTAAACTACCATCGGGCATCTCGACTTGCGAGATATATTTAGGGTCTGGCATTATCTAATTCCTCCTTAATTTGAAAATATTACTCTTTCTAAATCTCTTATATAAAAACAAGTTACTTTATTGTTCCAATCTGTTCTCTCTTGCTGAGTTATGTGCCTTACAGTATCATTTATATGGTCTGCATACATCTGGTCTGTAAAAGGTAAATCTGCTAATCTAGTTTCTCCATCGCCTACTTTGAAACCTGCTATTAATCTACCGGCAGGGTCTGTACCCCAGTCCGAATAAATATATACGCAACCACTTTCAGTAATCAGGTCAGGTTTTGCATCCCAATTTGCAGTAGTATCGTAATATACTTTAGATTCCTGAGTTATATAATGCTTTAGTAATTCATCATATAACTGTAGGCCATGTTTGTCTAGATATTGTATTTTAGGGTCTGGCACGGTTTGCCTCCTTATTCAAATAATCCATATATGAATGAATCTGGTATAGGTTCAAATCTATCAGATATTACATTATTAATTATAGAAGGTAATTCTAAAATTAGGTTAGTAATTTTATTATCTAACCAAGTTATCTTTTCATCAACATAGCTTTCAGTAGCGAATCTTACTTTCTGTGTTATTATATCTCTAACTACAGTGTAATCTGTGATAGAGGTTTCTGTAAGTACTTCAATCTGGATAGTTTCTTGACCAGATACAAATGCAATATGGTCAATATCTGTATGTTGCGAGGTTTCGTCATTAGAACAGATTCTGTAATATCCCTTAACACGATACAGACCTTCGTCTAATCTTGAGAGAATTATAGGACGTTCTTCTGTTCCTTCAACTTCAGGTATGCCTCCGCTAGACGAACCGCCCCAATCTACCTTATCCCAGGTCTGCGTTGATATATTCCAAGAATAGTATCCAACCACTCCGCCGACATCATTAACACGAACAAGTTTACCATCGACTAATTTCTTCTTATCAAGATTATCGCGCTGTTCTATTGTATCGACAGTAATGAAACATCTCTTGATAACTTCTGCATCTGCAACTGTAAACGGTCTTGTATAATTAACAACTTTACCATCATACAATTCAGAGCCTTGTGTCTTGATGACATCAAGACTGCATAATGTTAAATCTACAACTGATACAGGGAGAATTTCTCCATTAAGTATAGACTCAAAGTACCAACCGAAGCTTTGGGAATTTTCATATATGAACCAACCGGCATGGACAATCCATTTGATATTAGGTCTATTAGAAATCTTTACAATATCGCTATCGTATATCCTAATATCTGTTCCAGGAATAACTAGGAAGTTATTCTCTGTAGGAGTTTCCATATCCTGGAGAGTAGGACGAAATTCAGAAGTACCGAGTACTTGTTCCTTTACAACTGTCGATAAATCAATTTCAGATAAAGGAATTATTGACCTATCTTCTAATGAGATAAAATACCAGCCATTTTCATTCTTATTATCAAATGAATACCAACCGTGTTTTGCCACGAGATTTAATCCAGATGGCGTAGTTACTATATCACTAACATAAATCTTGGTATCAGTAGCTTCGCAATATAGATAATTAATTTCTGCAGGTTGCTCAGGAGTTGCTTCAGGTTCAGGCCTAACTGCGGTCGACTGTTGATTGAGCTCTTTTGATATAGTCCTGATATCGACTAAATCTATAGGAAGAACTGTTTTATCTGATGAGATAGATACAAAGTACCAACCATTTTTCTGCGCTTTACCTAACTTATACCAACCAGTTTTAGCTATCCACTTACTTTCAGGGTATGTGGATATTGATACAACATCATTAGGATATATCTTTGTATCGGTTTCTTCGCAGTATAAGAAGTTTCTTGCCATAGGTATCCTTGTATATAAAGGTATTATATTAAATATACAAGGTTATGAATTTTCAGATACCGATACTATTTCAGGTTCATCTGTGAAAAGATTAAATGATACAGATATACTATCACCAGCTTCTAATTTAATAGGTGTAGTAAGTGTTTCTTTGATAAGTAGGAAGTCTGCAGTCTTGTATGAACCATGCCAAGCAGTTGCATTATTGTAATAACAATGAGTAAATAATGCTAATTCATCGATAGTTATAGATGTAGATGAATTATTTTGTAATGTTCCAGTTATAGGGTAATTATATACATCTGCATTTGCACTAGATGAAGACGTGTAGACCATACATATACGTAAATTATCTGGTATATTTCCTAAAGAATAATCAGGTTCATTATCTATACTCTGACCACCCATTATAAAGAAATTACTACCAGAGTTACCAGCAGAACCATTATTATCGGCTCGTATTTGTGCATAAGTATAATATGAACCAACACCATAAGAAGCGTGAGAAGTGTATTGAGCAGTATATACAGAATAAAATAAACAGTCTCCTTGTGTCCAATCTAAATTGTCTTGCACACCAGTATAACCAGTAACATCGGTTAAATTTTTAATAAATGGTTTATAACTACTTCCCGTAGAACCTTTAGAAAATAATCTCATCAGCTTTCTAAAATTATTATGTATCATACGCTTGTTACCTCCACAGAATAATTTAATTGGCCCTCCGTATTTAAGTGACCGTTAGCATACATTCTGTATATCGGAGGTTCTCCAGACGATGGAGATTCTGGTACCCAACTATATACAGGCTCATTATCTACTATAGTTACATTTAAAACATAATTACCTGCAGCTGTAGGCAATGTAGGGACAGCAGGTACTGCTGCTATTGCGTCATGTACTGCACCAGAAGTAATTAACTTTGTACTACCAGAAGTTACAGTACTATCGTAATCGGCAGCTAAAGTTATGGAGCTGTTAGTTTCACTCTCTACAAAACTGCTTGTAAGGTTATCTCCCGCAATTACCTTCGAGAAAGTATTTCTTACTGTTACTGTCCATTTATTAGCATTAGTTAATTTATATACATATACCTGATTGCCTTGTTGAGAATCAGTATGCTTGTTTACGGAACGATAGTACTGGAACTCTACATTTGTAGGGTTAGTCATATCTGTAACATAAGCCATGAATGCTAATCGAGTTTGAGAACCAGTAGCGGGGTTACTGTTAGAAGAAGCTCGACAATATATTACACAGTTATTCTGATATGCAGTCATGAAATCAGTCCAGGTGGAAAGACCATAGCGAAGAATGACCATCCTTGCTTTAGCATCTTTTATTTCATATTCTTGATTATCGCCTGGAAGAACAATTTTAGATATATCAGCCATGTATCTATCCTATTATGTAGCGGGGTTTACTGTATGTGTTGCTTGTGTTCCTGTGAATGTTTGAGCTGCCGCTGTTCCTGAAATAGTTCCTGAAGTTGCGGAACCTGTAAATGTAAGTTCTGCACCAGTACCAGAGAATGAAGGGTCGGTTACCGTATCAACACCAGTTGCTACAGATACGCTAGATACTGTAGGTACTGAACCTGCGGTGATTGTAAGTACTTCATTTGTTACAGTATAAGTAGGCATTGAGCCTGCATCGGTTACACTTCCAACACTTCCACTTGTAAGTGTTACGGCTGTTCCTGAAATGCTACCAGCAGGAGTATAATTAGCTGTTCCGCTACCTACTCCTATTGTTCCAGACGGCGTAACTGAACAAGTACCTGTAACTTCACTAGATGCATTAGTTCCAGAAGGTGTAATTGTAACAGTACCTGTGTCTACAAAAGCAAATGCTTTTAATGTTCCGATACTACCACCAAATTGTTGCCAAGCTGTCCCATTGAAAATAAATTCATTAGCATTGCTATCCTGGACAATATCTCCACTTACAGCAGTAACGCTCTGACCGTTGATTGTAATCGGGTTAGTCGTTGAGCCATCTTCAAGTGATGTTGTCGTAATACCTAACCAATGTGTAGCATTTGAAAGAGCAGATATCGCTGTTTCTGCATCAGATAATCGCTTTTCAGCACCCGAAGTAGAACCATCACCAATCCAATCCCTTACATCTTCATCTTTGAAGTAGTAAGTATTGCCACTAGGTAATGTAATTTCTTTTACTGTTGGCGTTAATGTCCAAGTAATTGCTGACATAATCTGTTCTCCTTATCTTGTTGTAAATATTATATGCTGCGAATTTTGTGGGTCTATATAACACCTTACTTTTTCATTCCAAAATTCTCGTTCTGCTTGTGTTATATGTATTGCTAAGTTCATTATATGTTCTGCAGACTTTTCATCTATAAAAGGCATATCTATAAGATATGAGGTTCCATCACCTAATTTAATTCCTGGAATGAGATTACCTGAACCATCGCTATCGTGGTCGCTGTAAACATAAACGCTACCTCTTGTAGATATGAGTTGAGGTTGCGAATTCCAGTAACTTGTAGTGCCATAAAATACTTCTTTATCTCCACCGGAACCAAAATTTACTTCATCCCAAGTTTTAGAATTAGTATTCCAAGCATAATATACAGCAGAACCACCATAATCATTTACTCTAACTAATCGGCCATTAGTCAATTTATTCTTATCTAAATTATCCCTTTGAGCTATAGTATCTACAGAAATGAAAGTCCTATTAAGTGTCTCTACATCTTCTTGTGTAAATACTGTAGTGTAGTTAACTACCTTGCCGTCATGATAAGTTGAACCTTGAGTTTTTGAAGTAGCTAAAGATACGGTAGTTAAATCTACATAAGATACCGGAAGGGTTTCACCGTTGTGTATTGCAGAAAAGTACCAATCATGAATTTGAGAATTTTGAAAGATAAACCATCCATAGTGTACTACCCACTTAACATTAGGGCGATTAGTCATAACCACTAAATCGCTGTCATATAACCTAATATTAGTACCTGGAATAACTATAAACTTCTTTTCAGACATAATCAACTTATATATCTCTTCATAATTACCATCTTAACTTACGCTTAAATCCTTCACTCCGCAATTCTAATTCGGCTAATTCAGAATCAGTAAGATTCATGTAGTCACCAAAGATTTCTTCCCAAAGGTTCGGAGCAACTTTTCTAAAATCGTAACCTTTACCTATGGTAGAACTTCTAAAGCCGCCTAAAACTCGGTTATCGACACTAAAAGAATCACCTATAGCTTGTTGTTGCAGTATTGACACCAATTCAGATTTCAAATCTGCATAAGGCATTGTCTTATAATCTTTGTTATAACATACTTTTATATAAAACTCTTTCAGTCGATTATAATCATGTGTTGCTCTAATATATTTCTTCATTAAATCATTCCCTCATCTTTCATAAATTTCATATCGGCTTCTTCATCCCATTCGACTAAATATTCGTCATTATTTAGTTCGAGGTAGTCTTCGTTAAGTTCTCTATCGTCAATTCTAAACGCGTATGAATTTGCGCTATTAATATCATCAAAATATTCAGAACCTTCATTGCTATCTAGTGGTGCATATATTCCACTCTGTGCATCGAGTATGTAAACTTCGTCATTATCGTTAAGTGCTAAAAATTCATGCCCACCAGAACTTTCTGCCCAGTTAACATGAACATAAAAGCGGGAACCATTACCACATTTTTCTAATGATTCTTTTAGCTTTTCAGCGGTTAAATCTGAAATTATATCAGAATTGTTTACAATTGCTATAGGGTCAACCTCAAAGATAGGGTCTCTAGGTGAATATACTGCACGAGGTGTTGCATCTATTCCCCTTAATCTCTGTTCAGCTGCCCAAGTACATAACATACAATTCTGATTTCCTACAGGTTCTTTTGCGAGTAAATCAGATTTCTGCGATATGTATTTTGCAACTCCTTGCGGGGTTGTATCTATTGTGGTAGCCTTAATGAATATCTTCATGAGATTAGCCTGTTGTTATAATATAGATATCGTCTAAATCTATCTTGAAGATAGGTTTAATTTCTTGTCCGCTTTCAGCTTCAAGATACCAACCGCATACTGAGCGGTTACCTCCAAAGGAGTACCAGCCGAATCGTACTATCCAAACTTTAGCATTGAATCGGCCTATCTGAATTTTATTTCCTGGAGATATAGTTGTATTAGCATTAGGAACTTCTAATGTCATCTGTGTTGCCATAGTAATCTCCTTGATATTTGTATTTAATATGATTAAAGGTTGAATACAGTAAAAACCTCGCCAAGTTCATTGACGAGATTTTTACCAAGAAGATAAGATATGGATAGAAGTTAGATGTTAAATTTAGCCCTAAATTCAGCTTCTGTGAGCTTAGGTATTCCGAGCTTGTCGGCCTTAGCATTCTTTGATGAACCAGAATTAGGATTATCTGTAATAAGGTACTGCGTATCTTTCTTCATATCATCAAGAACAAAGCCGTGTTCATTCAGAAGTTTTTCAAACTCTTTACGACTGATACTAAGTGAACCGGTTATTGCTACCTTAATTCTGTCATTATTTGAAGATTCACTATCAAATACTATATTTTCTTTTATATATTTCAACCTCTTGAACTTATCTGAATGTCTAGCGATTGATTCTGCATTTGCATTGCCGAGTTTGTATGCAAGGTTATCAGGAATTTCTCCATCAATCAACTTGTCGATATCTTCAGGATAATGCGAAAGTAAATCAGCGGTAGCATCCCCAAGGCGAGGAATATTAAGGGCTTTGAGAGCAGATACTGCAGATACCTTATTGTGTCTCAGACCTTCGAGCATATTTAAGAAGAGATTGTATTGTGCACCCTCGCCAGGAAGACCAATTCCGATAGAATAGAATCCTTCTATTGAAAGTTCAGAACCTGTAGTATTTGCCCATTCTTCAAAGAACTTGAGCTTAAGGGTATCACCAAGACCGTCTGTAGGGGCAATATTACTACACCATACAAGCAAGTCCTGAATCTGACTATCTTTGCAATCGGGATTAGGGCACTTAAGATGCACTCCGTCCCAAATCAATTCAGCGTCGCAACAAGGACAAACTGTAGGAAGTTCTGAAGTTGCAGGGATTACAGTTTCTTCGATTTTGGGAATTACCTCGCCACTCCTTGTTATTTTTATCTTTGCTCCGACACCCCACTTCTTATCAATAACCATTTTAGCGTTGCATCCAGCAGCTCTACTTACTGTAGCTCCTGAAAGTCTAACAGGCTCTACGAGAACTGTAGGGACAAGATATTTTGTTTTACTAAGGTTCCATTCAATACCTCTGATTACTGTTTCCTTAGTTTCTGCAGGGAACTTAAATGCAGTTGAATCGTAGTCTATATAAGCTCCGACATTCTGTGATACAAACTTAATATTATTAGAGGTAATAACAATTCCATCAGCAGGATACTGGTTGTACCAGCTATCTCTACATACTTTCATATCATTCATGAACTGAGTATCATCAGTATAGGTGATTCCACCTATAGGTACTACATTGTCTTCTCCATAATTAGTTATAAGCCAACTATGCATTGATTGATAATCAGAAAAAGGATAAAGAGGGAATGGATATGACTGCATAGATTCAATGCCAATCACTCTATAGGTGATAATATCTAAATACTTAAGGTCATCGCTAACCTCGTTCATTCCCATTAATCCTGCAGTGCTATTTCTAGCGTTTTCTGCATTTTCTCTAGTAGCTGAAAATTCATCGAACTTTGCAAAGGACATAAGAATTTCTCCTCTTACTGCTCCGGTGAATTCTTTATCGGCTATCTGAAAATAACTAGGAGCGATTTTCTTAACCTTATTAGTGATGTCGATTCCGATGTTATCACTTCCTCTAGTTAAAGCCTGATACATGATGCCATTTCTATAATACATTACGCAGCTTATACCATCTAACTTAAGAGATGTGCATACTGCGATATTTCTAAGTGACTTAGGAAATTCATTCCAATCGTGGCACTTAGGCAAACTTCCTACTATTCCATATCTGTGCTGAAATTTCTGACCTGAAGTAAGGTTCACATCATATCCATGACCAACACCAAGCAATGGTGAGTTAGGATTTTCAGCTCTTTCCTCTTCGAGCAATGCATCAAACTCTGCATCTGTAAGAGGAGATGTTCCGTTTGAATAATAGGCCTGTGATGCCTTCTTGATAAGTTCCTGTCTTGATACGCTATCCATATTGTTCTCCTTTATAAATCTCTTATCTGGTTATCTAAATCTAATATAATTTCTACATACATCAGCAATTCGTCTGAGGGAGTGCTGCTCCAAGTGTCATCTGCAATTCTATAAGCAACTTCAAGTATTCTAAAAGCACCTCTGTGATTTAAGTGTATTATTTCATCTTTGCGCGGAATCACCGATGATTCGTATCGAACGAAAGGATTTTCATATCTATCGCAAATAACGATATTAGCCATTTCTTATGTCCTCCTATATGTACTATAACGATTCGCAATAAAATATCTCGCAAGTAGATGGGAACTTGCGAGATATCGGCGCAGGAGGTCTGAACCATAAATGTCACAGCTATTTGGGTTCATATGTGACTGCAATAATAATTAAGGTTGTTAAATCAGAATCATTATATCTCTGGCTTTTTCACAGTCCTTAACTCCTGCGAACACAAACTGAATATCAGTTAACTGACGCAGTGCAGTAAATGTGCTTTCAATAGATTCGGAATCCAGATGGTCAAACATATCGTCACAGAGCATCAACTTGAGTGGTGATTTGTTATTATGTGTAATACATATCATTAATGCAAGTGTGTAAAGGCACTTTTCACCGGACGACAACAAGTCATAAGGAATATAGATACCATCTCTGATTAGTCCAAAGCTGAAAGAATTCGCTTTGTTAGATATATTGAAATGTGCTTTGAGCTTGTCGTTTCCATACATCTGCTGAATATAGCCGGTCATTGTTTTTGCTAGTTCATCAAACGGTGCTATCATGAGTGTAGTCTGCAAGCCGTTAGTATCTGTTTTCTTAACCCAGTTTGCTAATGCCTGTCCTTGCAATTCTGCTTCAAACTTCAACTTTGTTATAGTGTCGATAGTTTCGTTGTACTTGATGTTTGCTTCAAGCTTTGTTTTGCTATTAGTGAGATTAGTTATTTCTATGTCTAAGTCCATAACAGACTTTTCTGTGTTAGGCTTCTGAGGAAGGTCTCCCATTGTCTTCTGAATAGTTACTAACCTGTTCCAAGTTGTCTGGAAGTCCTGAATCTTAGATTCGGTTTGCCTAATGCTTATCTGAATTGAATTCAGTTCTGTATTCAATTTGTCTAATTCTGCACTAGACTCTAACATAGCTGCTTTTCGCTCAACTGCTTCATTGCGTAATACATCAATTTTGTTAGCAATGGATTTACATTCTTCCTTAGTGTAAGGACATACTCCCTTGCTGTTGATTATAGAAGTGGAAGCCTGGTCCAATGCTTTACTTGCAGCAATTTCATTATTCTTTTCAGCGACCTTAGCGGAAATTGTAGAATACTGCTGCTTCAATTCAGCAAGTGAAAGCGTAAGTGAATCATATCCGTTCTTGCCTCCAAGGTCATTGATGTCCTTTTCAAGTCGAGCATACTCGTCTTTAGCAGCTCTAGTAGCATTCTCCGCTGATGTATACTTAATTAACTGGTCTCTGATTGCATTAAGCGAAAGCAAATTAGATTCAATCTCCTGAAGATTTGTAGGACCTACATAATCATCATAATAGATGAGGGAATCTATTGTGTTTTGCAACCTCTGCAATTCTGACTTGTTGAATGACTGCTCTGCTTTGAATTTTTCATTAGCAGCAATTACCTGGTCAAGAACGCTATCACTTGGCAGGTCTTTAATAAGTCCCATACCATAATCAATGATTTCATCTCTATCTTGGAAGTTACAATCAAGTATACTTTCAGTAAGAATCTGATGCCAATCTATTGAACCATTTGATGTAGGCAAAATGTTTTTGATAAAGTATTCTTTTAGCTTATTAGCGGTCTGCCCTACAAATTCATTAAAGTTGAAAATAGGAATTTCAAGTTCAGAAATAACATCAATAAGGTTAAAATCACTAGGAATTGTCGAAACCTTAGTAGCCTTTTCGTCAATAGCTCTTTCAATAACAACATCGTTGTCATTAGCTGATAATGTAAGGCGAACTACTATCTTTCTTCTAGGTGAATGTCTCAGTAATGCTTCTCTTGAATTCTTAGCTGTTCCTGGAATATATCCAAGCAAAGCAAGCTGAATTGCTTGCAATACTGTAGATTTTCCAACACCATTGCGACCAAATAAATAAGCAATATCACCAAATTGATACGTCTTATTGACCGCATTGTGTAAGCCGTCTATATAAATTGATTTGATTTTCATTCGGTACCTCCGTCAATTTGAACTGTGTTGTAAAATTAGTGCCACAAAACTTGCAACTACCACTACCATATTTAAGCTCTAACTGACCTCCACATTTAGGGCAGGTCATAGCGTACACTTCAACTACTTCGCACTGAAGCTTATACCGCTTACCGTCAGGAGTGCATACTGTATTAATGTAACCGTCAAATTCTTTACCATCTTTATCAATCATCTTAGTACATCCTCAATAGGCAGACCTACGCGAATACCGCAATTAGGACAAAATTTAGAACCTCTAGCTGCGTTAGCTTTTTTACATTTAGGACAGATATACTGAGTCCCACCTCTGTCTGTTTTAACTACCTCCCAAGATAGCCAAGTACTATTTACAGCATCGTTCATCTTTTTCCAGCAGTCATCACAAGCTGTATAGATAGGACCTATGCTATCTAATACTAAAGGAGCTAATCCTTTACAGTAACCGATACAGTGATAATATGAATTAAGCTTTAACTCAGTGTGACAATAATCACAATGTATAGCAATCATATACTACCTCCGTGATTGTTTTTGGTTGGAATACTTCTACCCAACTCATCAGCAAGCTCCTTGCACTGCTTTTTAAATTCTTCAGGGTCACTGCTTGCCTTATTGCCGGTCAAGTATTCATAGAGTTCAATTCTGAAAGCCTCATCAGCATCTGGATACATTATGCTACCTCGTTGTATAATCTAACTTTACTTCTATCTTTATTAAACTCTAAAAACATATGTGTTTCAGGGTCATGCAGTGTAATTGTAGAATAGTCGTCCAAGATAATGTTATTGTCCAATCTAACAAAACGATTCAAAGGAATCATAACATTATTTATTTTGAACCAGGTCATATTAAGTTTGTCGGAATCACTGTTATAGTTGTCTGCAAATTCAGCGAATCTATTTTTTCTAGATACGATAGTATACTCTACAGAATTCCATCTGCTAGCCCGCTCGAATTTTCTGCCACTATTTCTTTCAACAAGAACTTTACCCAACACAAGTTACCTCCTTAGTCACCAAATGTGCCTTCCATGATAGTGAGATTAATCCCGCGATGAATAAGTGTTTCCCAATCGCACGCAATAAATACTGCACCACCCTGACTGTTTCTCCTTATATCTAATTCTCCGATAGATGTATCGTATCTGAGCATATCAAAGAAATCTTCTTCGTCTTTAAATGTTCTTGAAGACAACTGGTCTTTGATGTAATTGAACAATTCTACTGTTCTTATAACACCGACTGTACACTGAATTAATCCATTTACAGGAAATACATAGGCCTGTATAGTCCAAGTAGGATACATATCTCCATTCTGTATAGCTAACAGACGCTTTTTTAATTCTGTATCAAAATTACCTCTATCTGTCAAAGCCCTAACAGTAAACGTATGCCAACAAGGACCATGCTGAATTCTGCTTGCAATTCCTTGAACTGTTTGATGCTGCTTGTCGATAGTTACCATATCAATTCCAGCAAACTGGTCCATCTTTGCTTTCAAGTCATCGCTATCTCCTTCGCAAACAACTACATATGAATCTTTTGGGTCAAACATACCTGAATCATATAACTGCGGTTCTACATACTTTTGAAAATCTGCTGTAGCAGCTGTTAACTTATCTAATGTAAACATCTATCACCTCAAAACCATTTGGCTATCTTATACACATATAAACGATTCTTAGCTCGTGTAATCGCTACATAGTAAAGATTACTCATCTCTTCACTGCTGTCGATTTGGAATGAATACGAACCAACATTCATAACGAATACATTATCATATTCCAGACCCTTTACAGAGTGTATAGTTCCTACATAAAGCTCAGACGATTTGATTTCGGTAGCAGTTTCTTTGATATAATCTAAGAAATCTCGTCCAAACAATTCTTTATCTGGAACAGCGATACCTTTTACTTTAAGTAATTCCTCAGCTTCTTTAATCTTCTTAGCAATAGGCTTCGGGTCAGTTGCAATTGTTCTCAACTTGTTTATTTTCTTAGCATCGCTATCTATCTTAGTATTGTTGCCATAAGTCTTAAGGAACCAATTGATGTCAGGAGCGCGCTGTGCTGATAACCTGATATACTCACCATACTTGTTAGATGTAAGATAGGAAGCTAACCAACCAATCATGTATTCATCTGAAACAGCGCATTCAAGTAGATGTACTGTTTTAGTGTCTCGGCTTGAAGTATATTCGACATCATTTTTATTAAGATAAGAAGTTACTTCACTAAGCTCTTTATTAGTTCTTACAAGAATTGCAGAAGTTCCTGAAAGATTAGAAAGTTCTTTTAATACATCATCAATGCTATCTGTATTAATTGCTTCATATCTAGAAGGACCATCGACTATCTTAGTTACTACCTTTTCACCATCTCTAGTTCCTTTCATCTCAATGCGGTAAGAATCATCAGCATAACTTGCACTGAATGTATTTGCAAATTCACATATCTGATTTGTGGAACGATAGTTAGTGAAGAGTGTTATTTTCTCCCAACCTTCACTTCCTGAAAGGGCCTTGATATAGGTATTATCAGTGCCGCGGAAAGAATAAATGTTCTGCAAAGTATCTCCAACGAAGAAGAAATTTGTATCAGTAAATGAATTAAGGAACTTAATCTGATGTGCATCTGTATCCTGGAACTCATCTACAAATATGTATTTATACTGCATCTTGTAAGGTTTTGTAGAAATATGGTCAGCAGCAAACAGGTCTGCAACCTCACTATTGAGTTTGTCAAATGTTATCAAGTTATCTTGACGAAGCAATCTGTAAACTGCTTTATCAAACAACTCAGCTTGGAACTGTTCCTTCTTAGACAACGCATCTCTATGTGCTAACTGGTCGGAAGATAAAGTAATCTTGCACTGTGCTTTTGCTTTTTCAATTATCTCTTTTTCTTGAGCTTCCGATGCAATGTCCGGAATACTCTCATAACCTAATCCAGAACGAATTGCAGGGTCTTTGCAAACAATTGAATAGCAGAATGAGTGAAATGTCCTGAATTCAGGCGTTAGCTGACCTACATGCTTAGTTTCGTATCTTTCACGCATCTCAGCACCTGCAGCATTTGTAAATGTTAACGCCAAAATAGCAGATGGAAGAACTCCATCGTCAACTAACTTAGATATTCTTTCGAGAAGAGTGAAACTTTTTCCGGCACCTGCTCCTGCCAAACAAAGTATTCTATCTGACTTAGAATTTATCGCCTGTAATTGTTCTTTATTTGCGCCCATTAGGGACCTCCAACTTCATTAATGCTCCGCAGTTTTCGCACTTTGGAGTATATCCTTCTTTATCTGTAGTATAATGAGTTCCACAACAAGGGCATACATATTCTCTTACAAGAGGATTGGTTACTTGTGCATCATCTTCAGGCGAACCTTCTTTAAGATAGTAATCTACCTCTGCGTGAAATCTATTAACAATAACATCTATTGGCGCATCGCCAAATGTAAATTCTCTACCGTCAATTGCAAAAGAGAGTTTTACAGGTGCGTGGTATATTACATCTAATAACTGCCCACGTTCACCTCGTATAGGTTCCTCATACAAATCTTTATAAGCTAAACAATATAACCCATCGATTGAATAATCTGAGCAAACATCCTTGATATAAAATCCTTTATATTTCAAGTTACGCCAATTTATCGTTCTTATAGAGTTGTCAAATACATTCATTATTATGCCTCAAACCCTGTTTTGCTATTGAATAATTCTGTATAGTTACTAACGATATAGTACGACCTATTTTCTTCAGGTTCGTAATATCTTGAACCGGGTGCGCTTCCATATATCCAAGTTCTTGCAACAATGCTATAAGGCCATCTATTTGCAAGCTCAAAATCATTAAATGTAACAAGTGGAGGGTCACAGGTCTGCATAACATTGCTGTCCAGATTACGAGGATAGTTATCAAGAAACTTGTCAAACTCCTCTTTAGTTACTCTAATTTCATTAGGCTCTGCAGTATAAAACAATTTCCTATCTAACATATTAATCCTTTTTATTATTTGTAATATTTAAAGACAATAAAAGTATATCATAACACTTGGTACAGCAATGTGCAGTGATATCGGGAGTATCACCAAAATCACTATCGATATGTATTGTGAAATATAATTTATGTCGCGTGGTTCTTTTTAATTCTTCACCACATAAAATACAAACTGCATTATTCATAATATTTAGTTTTCCTTTTTAATACCTCGCATCTTATCTTTGGTCTTCCTAGAATTTAAGATATATTCCTTGTAGTCCTCATAGGAATTAAACTTGAGCTCTTTTCCGCTGGTTATGTTAATGTTAACGATTCTATCATCGTTACACCATTCATAATTGTTTGCAGCAATTACTACATATAAATCAACATTGAAGCGTTCTTTAGCATCAGGAATAACTACATCTAGAAATAGCCCTTTGATTTCTGCTATCTCGTCTACTGACATACCAGAATCAATCGCATCTAAAAGCAGAAAAGCGGGTTTGTCCTTATTTTCTTTAAAGAACGACGGAAGGGCAACAACGACTTTTTCAAGTCCGCATACAATTCGTTCACCTTCAGAAGATAAGACCATTCTCGCAAGCCCATAGATATCGTCATCGACATTAAGCATGCGGTCCATTAACATTGAACCGCCCTGTCTTCTATCATTATATGTGTAATACTCAATATTAGCTTTGCGTAACTGCGGAACTAAGAAACAATCTATTAAGGTTGATTTACCGCTTCCATTGCAACCAACTAAACTAGTAAGGCCAGGACGCAGAATAAATTCCTTGCGGCTATACAACTTCATATCATCAAAAGGTTTAGTATGAACAGTTATTTTGAATTCAGTCATTGTCTTTTTCCTCTAATCCAGTTATTTCATAATCATATAGCTGAAAATCGCTTCTACAATAACCTTCGCCTTCTATCATAAGACATCTTGCGTGCTCTCTTTGTTCTGCATTAAACGAAGTATACTGAGCTATGCTGAAAGCAATTTGAAGTCTAAGGTCAGGATTATCAACATTCTTATACCGCTCAATTATTATTCCCTTCATCTGCCATGCAGTACTCCTTATTCTAAATATATTGATGTAAGTAGTTTCCAGACAAACTGTAAAAGGCTCATAACTAAGAAGAATAGAGCTAATGCTTCAGTATAACCTATTACTTCGGCAAGTACACACCAAAGCACTGTTATCACTAATGCAGAAACAATCTCTACAGGGTCATAGGTTTCATCCATGCGGGGACTGTTTATAGGTTCAGCTGTGATGTCAAATTTGAATATCTTTTTCATATCAATCAAATATGTCCATTAGCTTTTCTATCAACGGAATTTCTCTACCCCACACTGAATAGAAATCATATCCGCTAATACCTAAGCGAGATATTTCAGAACAAGTAATTACAACTTCATGAGTATAACTATATACTCTAGCAATATCTTCTGCGTTATGCTTTCCAAAATAGGTTCCTATAAGCTGGAATTCAGGCTTGTTAGCCATATAAGAATCTGAATACATAGGCATTAAAGATACATCATATCGAAAAGGTCCTGAGTGTATGTAAAGAGCTTCTTGTAGGATTTATTCTGCATCTTATACACTCTGTGCGTGCTCCGTGTGAACTTTGTCATTACTATGCGGTGCTTATAAGCCCAAGCACTCAAGCAGACAAACGCAGGATAGAATATCCTTCTGATGTAATTGAAATTGATTATGCAAACTGCAAGGACAAGAGATACAAACCAAACAAGAAGGAAAGGCTTTGTATATGTCCACCATTCAGCGCATTCTTTGATTCCAGATACCGCCAGGCCTGCGATAGCTGAAATAGTTCCCAATGTGTAAACAATGATTTTCTTTACCATATTATTCACCTCCACTGTATATAACGATTCTGATTTTATTTAATAATCTCCAGCCGCTAACTGGTCTGCAAACTGTGTAAGAATAACAAGTGGAATCTTATTTCCACA